ATTTCATATTCAGTTTTATTTTTATCATATCCTTGTTCAACAAGTTTATGCTTTTGAAATTTATATCTATGATATTTTATATGACTTTTAACATAAAAATAACCAGGAAGAGTAAATTTTTTAAATTTAAAATTTAATTTTTCATACACATTACCAGTTGCCCAATCTCTATTTGCATATGATATTATATAATTAGATTTATAATTTTTAATAAAATATTTAAATAATTTATTAGCTCCTCCTGTAATTTGGGTGTTTAATTTACTACACATTCTGACTAGCTCATATGAGTTTTCTTTATGATGCAATCCAGTAGCAATTCTCAATTTTCCAAATGTCATTACTTGTACCAATTCACCATCAAAAAATAATCCTAATCTTATATTGGAAACACTACTTCCTTGCAAATGATTATTATTTAAAAATAATTGTGCATCCTTATTTGATATCTCATTTACAACGCATTTACGTGCCATAATCTTATTAGTTATCCCCCCAAGTTTACTAAGTAATATTGATTTTATAATATCTTTACGTTTTATCCAATCAAACATCCAAATATGTATTAAATGTATATGCTGAGCAGTACATTCTTTTGTTTTATTTAAATGATATGATTTTTTCTTAAATAAATCACTATGGAATCTATCTCCATTTAATTCAATTGCGAGGTGTAAATCTGGTAAATAAATATCTAATTCAAGTCCGCTTAAAATTTCTTTATCGCCAGTTAGGATTTTTCCATTATAATTATTTTTTATAAATTCTAATAAGTTTAATTCTTCTTTTGATACCCCATTATAAAAATACACTCCCTTTTTATCTTTTATTCTCTTTATAGCAGCTTTTCTCATTCTCATCCGAGTTTCCTTAGTTCGAGCCATACCAATATGCATATATACATTATGCCCAGTTTTAAATCGTCTGAAATATGGATAATATCCAAGTACCTTAGTACGTTCACCACAACCACATTCACATACAGGAGGTACACCGTTAAAAATATATTTTAAAACATATTCTTTTTTCGTAAATCCATGAGTTTTCACATGGAATGACAAATGCCGGTCTGATGCACATTGTTTTTTACATATTTTACATTCAAATTGCTGTTTTTTTCTTATTTCGTAATTTAGATATTTTTTGCGATATTCCCCATATTTTGAAATATAGGCATCTACCGTCATATCATGTGTATGTTTAATATGTTCAGCAATTCCATTACTCTTTGTAATAAACCCGCATTTTTTACAAACCACTTTTGATAATTCTCGTTTCATATATTTACTAAAAAGTTCACTATACCTATATATATAATACTTTTGGTCAAACGTTAAAAATAAAGCATAAAAAAGGGAAGTAAAAACTTCCCTTTGTAAATATATAAGATATATCTTAGATTTTTTTAACAATTACTTCATAGTTGTCTGATTTTCCTTTATTAAATGGCGATCTATTACTGTATATTTTACCTACTTCAATAAATTTATCATCTAATCTATCTAAAATATTATTATTCATATTAATATATAAATTATCATAGTCTAATAGTTTGCTAATAAATGTTTCTTTCCAAATATCAAACGTATCATATTCAAATTTATTATTATAGTTCTCTAAATCAAAATATGGTATAGAAGTAAATCCAAAATCATATGTTATTTTTTCATTAAAATCTTCAATTTTACAATTATACAATTTAACATTAGTAAAATTTCCAAGCGTTAGTAATTTATTTAATTCATTAAATGCTTCTATATTAGGTTCTACCCCAATATATGTTCCATTTGGATATATAGATTTATATCCAAGCAATCTACCTCCGAAACCAGCACATGGATCAAAAACAACAGGAGATTGGGTATTCTTTAGATATTTTTTATAAATAGCGGCCGCTAACATTGGTTTAAAAAACGAAACTGAATATCGATTTACCGTTATTCCAGTTAATAATTGTTTTAAGCTAAAATCGAATGGATTATTATTAGCTGCGCCAATTCTATATTTAATAATACGAGTCATTATTCCATCATTATTCCAAGCATCTATTGGAGATAATGAATTTTTATATGATGCTGACCAATATGATTTAAATATTGATTTTAAAAATGAAATACCTGTATTATAATATTTATTATTAAAATCGCTGTCATTGATATTAAGTTTATCCAAATTACTATGGTTTATATGATGCATAATATCAGATATATTTTCATTATTAGTTATAATTGGAAATTCTGATTGTATGGTTCTGATAAATTTTAGTAATAATGGAATATATCGTTCTAATTTCGCAAGTCCTTGCTTTTCTTTGTATTTTTTTAAATACTCTTTAGAAATTATTACATCGTTAAATTTAATATCGTAATTTGGAATATATGCATTTTTTTTAATACCATCGATATTAATATCATCGGGTAAATCTGAAACGTGTATTCTAATTAAATTATATTTTGATTTTTTTATTATCTCATTTTTTTGATAATCATTGATTATTGATGAAATCTGAGTAAATGTTAAATTTGAAATATTGCTGGGATGGAAAAAATCACCATCTACTTCAATTATATTATTATCAATAATTATATCAAACTCTTTATTTTTATAAAAAAATTTATGTTGTGCATTAAGTTCTTCGCATACATACGTTTCTATTTTAGAAGTTTTTCCATTATATTTTTTTCTGAAAGCAGGTATCTGTAAATTTGTTTTAAACCCATATTTTTTTAAATTACTATTTGCTGTTTTTACCTTTACACTATTAAGCTTAGCTGGGTTTGTTACTCCATATTTTTTTAAATTATTTTTTTTAATAGTATCTTTCCCTTTTTTAGTGGATGTATATGCATTTGCGCCATATTTTTTCTGATTTGTATTTTTTATTTTATTAATAGTATTATCTGATTGTAAATGCCAAGCCAATTTTTTAATTTCATCGTTTTTCATTGGATTATCCACTCCATATTTTTTTAGATTTGTTTCTTTTATTGTTTTCTGTACTTCTTTTAATAAAAAAACATTATCTACACCGTATTTTTTTCGTATAGCTTTTTTTGTATTTTTCTTAATTAATGCTTTTGTTTTTTCTGAGTGGGGCTTTCTTGGGAAGTGGTTTTTGGTGTAATCTGACCATTGTAGGACATTTTTATAAAATTTAACCGTAACTGGTGTATTACATCCACATTTACAAGTCGGATGCATCCCATCAAAATATACATTAATTATATAATCATTAAATGAAATTAAATGCGTATTTAAAATATGTAAATTTCTATCTCTAGCTGTCAAAAATTCCTTTTTACATAATTGACAAATTAAAAAATCTTTTATTTCTCGTTTCATAGTTTAATAGTTTCTTTTATATAAGTATTAAGAAACTATAAAAACGTTAAAAATAAAGCATAAAAAAGGGAAGTAAAAACTTCCCTTTGTAAATATAGTTAATAGTCTAGTATCTTATTAAATAAGAGCTAAATCTTTTACATAAATTTTACCATAAAATTCAGGTCTAACCAATTTCTTAGCATATCTCGTCATTACACCGCGTCTAGGAGTAAAATTTGTTGGATCATATACAAGTGGTGTCATAATTAATGGTACATATGGTGCATAAACTGCACCACTTTCTAAGAAGTTAGTACCTTTAAATCCTAACAATATTTCATTAGATGTCATATATGGATTTTTATACACTTGGTATCTGTTACTCATAGATCCAATTTGAGTTACACCTGCTGCGAATGTTAATGCATCCTTATCAGCATTTACTGTAAATCCTGGGATTGATTCAAGGATTGTAGCTACATCAGGAGAACATACTACGAAATTAGCGCCACCCCTTAATGTTAATTGGTGAATCTTATTAGATACTTTATTTATTTTAATACCTAAAGTTTGATACCATGTATTTTTTTGGTATGCAAATGCTGCGTTAGCACCACTCCATAATCCAGAAGTTGGGTCATATTCTTCTCCAACAGTTGTTGACCAATAATCAACACTTAAAGCATTAGATTTAAGTAAATCAAGTATTTCTAAGTCAATTTCTAATGAAATATACTCAGATAACATTGATGTTAATTCAGCTTCTGCATCAATTGAATGATAAGCATTTAAATCTTGAGCCAATTCAGGTGTCCAAACGGCTTTTAATTTACGTGTTTTAGCAACAATTGGTTCAGATTTTAATTCTAAATTAACTTCTGGGATACCTATATCAGTTGCTGGTTCTGTTGGTGTTTTATCTTCAAAATCACCTCTGTTAGAAGCAATTGGTTGTTGAGAATATTTAAATTCATAAGTACCAGCTCCTAATGCTGCTGTTTCTTTTACAAAGAACACAAAATCAGTTGCTGTTTTTTGTGAATGAGCAGGATAGAATGCGTCTGCTGCAACGAATGCAGAAGATGATACATAGAATGAACGTACCGCATCAACATCAGGTCTTGTGAACGCAGATTGTGCTATAGTTACTTTTTGAATACTTCCAGCTGCGATAGATGCAGATAATGATGCATCAAAACCTACTTCTGCCCATGATGCAGTTGCAAATGTTAATGAACCAGTTCCAACTCCTGATAATGTTTGATCATTTATAGAGTATGCGAATCTACCTTCACCATATAAACCTTTTACGGCTGCGTCAGTTGATCCTAATTTAGTACTGTTACCACCAAATACTGATGTTCCAGCAAATGCAGGGTTACCTGCTTGGTTTGTGCCATATTTAAAATCAAGATAGAATATTAATCCTGATGGTAAGTTCATTGGTTGAACTGACACGAATTCTTTAGCTGCGATTTCTCCGAAGATACGTCTTACTAAAGGTAAAGCCACACCACTCCATTCTTCTGAACCTGCAGAAGTACCGGTAGCAGTTGCTTCATCAAGCAATTGTTTTGCTTGGTTTTCTAACAACACGGCTACTTGTCCTTGTTGTGTTTTTTCTAAACCTTCTAAAAGTCCAGTTTTTTCCCATTTTCCTTTTAATCCACGAGTTTCCTCTAGCATTACGGCTTGTGGGTTCTTTCCTTCCATTAATTTAGATAAATCGAAATTTGCCATTATTTTTTTTCCTTTGTTATTTAATGTTAGCTAATTCTTTGAATCTGTCCGCCATAGTATTGCCTTCAGCAATAATTTCTTTTTTCGGTGCGGTACTTGGTACAGCATTCGATGCGAATGATTCAGTTATTTTTTTTCTTCGTTTAGCAGTACTACCACTTAATTTAATTGATTGTTCCTTTTAATGAACGAATTGCATTATAAGCTTCTTTAAGTTCATTTTCTTTTTCGTCATTCCAAGGTTTATCGTTGTCATCTGTTTCATCAGAGCCTTTTTGACTATCATCATCATCGCCATATCCCATTTCTTTTAGGATTTCGTCAAGATCAATATCGTCATCATCATCTGTTTCATCAGTGTCTGCAGTTGAACTATCATCTTGTCCATCTGCTGCTGGTTCTTTGGTAACGGTGGTATTGACATCATAATTATCATCTTCAGAGTCATCATCAAGTTCACCTTCTAATTCCGCGATAATAGATTCTAAATCTAAATCATCATCGGTAGGTGTATCTTCATCTGTATCTGAATCAGCATCCATGTCATCATCTTCTGTTACTGATGCTCCTGTTGGATCATCGATTACACCGTCTCCGTAATAATCTTCTCCATCACCTTCTTTAACAACTGATGTGTTGCTATCTTCTGAACCTACTGGTTTAGAGATTTTTGTAGTTTCTGGGTCAAGTTTAGTATGAACGCCAGTTGGTTGTTCAACACTTGTACCAGGTGCTGCTCCGTCTTTACCTGCTCCTAATTTAGTAGAAGCACCTGTTGGTGCATCTTCAGCTCCATATTCCTCGTTTTGCATATCATCATCATCTTCCTCATCATCTCCTTCAATTTCTTGTTGAAGTTTTTGTGAAAGAATAGATTGTAAACGTGGAGTAAAAGCTTCTTCAAGAGCAATTTTAGCATTGGCGATTGCAGTTTCACGTACAGCCTTAGCATCAGCAATTGATTGTTCGCTAACCTCACATAGTACGTGGGTATTCATTAATCAACTAATTTAAATTAATCCAATATTACGTGGATTATACATAAATATACATTTTTAAAAGAAAAAGTATAAAAACGATAGTTTTTATCAAAAAAAAGAGGATTATTGTATTAATCCTCTAGTTTTTCTGTTATTATTCTTCTATTATTGGCTCTAATTGCCTGCTGCTTCTTTTTTCGTCTAGCAGTTGTTGGTTTTACATATGCTTGTCTATCACGTAATTCTTGGAGATGACCGGATTCTATAATACGTCTTTTAAAGATTTTAAGAGCCCTAACAATATCGCCATTTCTTACTTCTACTTTAATTTTTTCTTTACTCATTTTATTATTTTTAATTATTTACTTAAAAGGTATAAAGCTTCTTCAGCTTCTTCTCTATTTTTAATTTTTGAGTCTTTATACATATCTACTTTATAACCACGTAATGCATTTGATAACCATTTCATATATTTAGGATAACCAATTTTATCTTCTAGTTTTTCTAGTTCATCATAAAAGTTTCGTTCGTTTCCATTAACTTTTTTAAAAAAATGTTTAGCTAGTTTATATTCATCATTATGACTATTTATATATGTTGCATTAGATACATCGTATTCACTTAATTTTTTAGGTTCAACTGATTCTTGTAGTCCACCTGCTATATTGCCTATTACAAAATCTGGATTAGATACATATTTTTTATTTATCAATATAAATTTTTGTTTATCATCTTTTTTCTTTTTAAGTATAATATGAGGTGGTATATTATCCATCATTATAAAATCAGAGTTCCAACCTATTTTTTTAAAAATTGGACTTAAACCTATTAATTTTTTTTCCTTAGATACTATTTTTTTTATTTTATTAATATCATCTGGAGAAAAATTTTCAGTTATTGATTCATTTGTATTTTTTCTGTATTTTTTATATATATTATAGTATTTTTCTGCTTGTTTCGTAGCATCATTAACAAAATCTATATCTTCTATAATATCACCATCTATATATTTTTTTGCTGATAAATCTAATTCTCTACTCCAAAGTTTAATAAAGTTTTCTAAATTGAATTTACTACGTATAACTTCATTATTAAGAAATTTCTTAAATACACTTACACTAAATCCATTTTTAAATAAACTGTAAAATTTATTATCGGTTTTTCCGTCATCCATTGAATACAAACTTAGTGCGCCTTTAACATCGCGTGTATTTACTGTTTCAGTTATTGATTCATTTTGTTTTGTATATTTGTTAATAACATCTTTTGGTGTCATTAAAGCTGATGGTGGTATTTCTGTTATTGTGTGTGTTGGACTAGTTAATTTTTTCGCATTTACTAATTTATGTGCGCGTGCTAATTTTAATATTAACTCTATTCGTTGAGTATTTGATAATGGCGAATGTTTAGAATTCATTATATAATCATCAGAAGCCCATCCAGCGCCAGTTACAATATCATGTAGCATATTATTTACAATACTATCTTCTTTTATTGCTACATTCTCTTTAATAAATTTTTTAGTAAACAAATCTTTAAGATGTTTTAAAGTTAATTTATTTTTTGGTAATTGTGGAAATTCTTGATATGATTTCTTTACAAAAATTTTAAAACTTGGTGATTCTTGAGCAATTGTGACAAGTGTAGCTGTTACGGACTCTTTTAATATAGATTCAGTTACAACTGATTTAATATATTTAGTTGAAATAACTTGGGTACTTGTTGGGTCTGTTCTAACTTTAAGTGGATTAAATGATTCTATTTTACCTTTAATAGTACGTCCATCTTTTAAAGTTATTTTAACAGTATCGCCTTTTTTAGCATTAATTGTTTCGGTTTTCAGTCCTAATCGTTTTTTCATTTCGTTTTCGTTAATATCTCCCAACTTATAGTATCGTGATAATATGTGTCCCATATCTTCATATAATCCAGTTAATCGTTGATCAAGTTTTTTAGATTCAGTTACAACTGTATCAAATTGTCCGCCTAATTTTTTTAATTCACCCATGTTTCGTTTAACTGTACGTCTATCAAACCAATCATCTGTTTCATTTATAGCTAATTCTTGAGCGGCTTCAATAATTCCACCAAGTGTTTCAGCAATCTCTGTAATATCTGATTTTCTATCTAATTGGTCTTGATATTTATTATAGGTAGATACTATTTCTAAAAAATGACGTTTTGTATCATTTGAAAATTGTTTTGGGGATTCTATGTTATTATTAGTATTCATTATTAGTTTAAACTTATTTTATATATATATTATATTAAATTAAAACCCATTCTATTTTTTTGTGTCATCTATTGTAGATATTGTAGAAATGATAGATTTTAATGATACAGATTTAATATTTTCTGTAATTGATTGTATTGTATTTGCTAATTTGTTAGACCCGTTCTTTTTTAAATCATTCGTGATTGCATCTATAATATCTTTTCCTGTCCATTGAGCTTTAGCAGATATAGTTGTTGCTATTTTTTCTGTTTTTTCGTCTGGATTTACATAATCAGATCCAAATACAGATTTTTTTCTCCAATCGTTATAATTTGGACTAGAAACTCCACCTTTAGGACGTGATAACATTGGATCTTTTTCAAATTCTGGGTTGTTTTCCAATTTAGCTACCATTTTTCTAGCTTCTTCATCAAAATTAGCATCAACTAATGCAGAATATGCAATTTGTGCCATAGTTTTTTCATATTTTTCTTTGCCAAGTTTTTTTGGAGTAATACCTGTTTTTTGAATTAAAGAACTAGTAAATTTATTAATTTTTGGATTTCCAACACTAACATTATTATTAGTAGTTGCTGAACCTTGTTTTTTAAGTTGTGTATTAATATCTTTAATACGTTGATTATTAGCATCCATTTTTTGTTTAACCGCTCTTGAACTTGCAGTTTTTCCTGCTAATATATCTTGTTGTTTTATTAATTTCTTTTTTAATTTTAATAAATCATCGGTACTTTTAGTATCACTACTAGTATCAGCTTTCTTAGTAGCTACACCAATTTTTTCAGCAAATTTGTTAGCCATTGGAATAATATCTTTTGCATCTCTATCGATTACAATAACTTTCATATTTTTTGGCTTGCCAGTTTGAATTGCTCGTGATGTTATAGCAGCCCAACGATGATGACCATCTATTATATATCCATCTCTACTCACATATATAGGTGCGGTTATTCCTGAATTATTAGGATCTTTTTCTAAAGCTTTTGTCATACTTGCAACCTTAGTACCTATTAGTTCGTTTTGAGTGGCTTTTAGTGAGTCTGATGGTAATTCTGTTTGGTATGTTTTTATTCCGTTTGTTGCCAGCATTTTTCTAAATAATGGTTCAGTATCAACTTCTCCCGATTTATCCTTTTTCATTTTAGCAGCAATCGTGTTTGCTTCTGGTTTACCTTTAAATTGAGGCATTTCTGAACGAGGAATACCTAAATTGTTATCACAATATAAGTTAGTACCTGGTATAGTTATTTTACATAAATTATAGTTAGGTGCAGTTTTTCCTTTTGCACGTGCTTCTTTAGCTAGTTCATCAAGTTTATCAATTTTCATTGATATGATGTGTCGTTCTTTAGGTGAAATATCATCAATATCAGATTTAGCATCAAATGTTTTTTTGTTAGCTTTAGGTAATAAATCTGTTATTTTAGTGGATGATACTTCTTTAGGTTTTGGAATATTTGTTATAGATTGACTACTTTTGTTATCGGTTGAACTTGCGGATGTTGACTTATCAAATATATTTACTTTTGGTTTAGTACTAGTTGATGTAGTTGCTTTTTTATCTGTCTTTGGTTTATCTACCACGTAGTTACCGTGCTCATCCTTAATAAATGTTGGCGCATTAGCATCTGTTTCTTTACCCGTTTGTTTGTATCGTCCATGACCAACATGAGTATATTTAGAGTCATCTGATTCATTTACTAAAAATGGTCGTAATGTTACTAATCCGCCTATTTTTATCATAATTTATTTTAATTTGTTAAGGTTTAATTTTATTATAATTATTTAAACCATTTAATACCTGTTTTATATTTTTTGTCAAATTTTTTTATTTCGTTAATTAAAAAATCTGCAGTTTGTGTTTCAGTTAATTTTTGTGGTATAAGTTTAGTTATTTTTTGTAAAGAACGTTCATCTCTAATAAAATAAGTTATTCCTTCATAATTACCTCTATAAATACCATTATGTATTGCAACTTTTCCCATACGATTATCTACAAATAATTCAATAAGATTACCATATGAGTCTCTATTAACATCATATAATTTTTTTTCCAAAATTGATGCCAATTTTATCATATAACCATTAGCTAATTTGTTACCTTGACTTGAAAGTTTTGCACCGATTGAATTATATTTTTGTTGAGCTGCATCTAATTCTTTTTTAGCTTTTATTACTTCAGCATCTGTGTTTTTATATGAATCTATAATATCTGCAATTTTAGTTTCATTAAGTGAACTAGGATTGTTTCCTGTTATAATTGCTTTATGAGTATATAAATCTAGTTTACCGTTTTCAGTAATTCTAACATCATATTGAGTTTTACGAATATCGGATATTCCTTTTGAAACGTGTGTTCCAACTTCTTTTTTAACTGAACCTAGCTCAATTTTATTTTCTGCTAAATATTTTTTTATATCAAATCCCATAATTTATTTTATTTTTATTTTATTAATATGTTGCAATGATGCCTTTATTTCAGCTAAATCTGATGATAATATTTTTACATATTCTCCGTCAAAATTTTCTTTATTATTTATACGTGCAGTTGTAAAAACTTTTATTAAATATTCAAGATTTTTTATGGTGTCTTCTTTTGCTAATTTTACGTTACCTATTCCTTTATTATTATCTATATCAGTAGCCGCTATTTGCAAATATGCTTCTTTTGGAAATTTACTTCTATCTCCGGCTTCATACATATTATGCATGCCAGTCCTTATTTTATTTTCTGCTAAATATTTTTTTATATCAAATCCCATAATTTATTTTATTTTTATATTAATTCTTCTATTATTTCTCGCATTAATGATTGTGCCTTACAATATTTACTGCATACTATTGGTGTACCAAAAGTTTTTGATTCATTAACCGGTCTCATAAATGCACCTTGTGTTGACGGATTAGATACAAAATCCCAACTAATTAATTCAAAATCTTCGCCTACTCGTACTCCGCCTTCATTACGAGCAGTAACTGATCCCATTCCACGAGATGAAATTCCCAATAAAATACCAGCTCTTAATAATTCTTTTAAAATGTTTCCAGATGGGGTTGGTAATACTTCAATTGTACCAACTAAATCATTTCCATCCCAATGAATTTCTCTAACGTTGTGTGATACGTTTTTTAGATTAATTACTGAACTGTCCGGGTGATCTAATTCACCTAAAGCGCGTCGTTCTTTAATTAATTGACCATATTTTACTGCTTCGCGTTCTAATACGCGTTTTGGATATACTCTTTCATTTTGATTTGGAGCATCTGCACGTTGTAAAACACCGCGAACAATAGTTCTACCGTGCGAATCTTCATTAAGTTGTCCTTTAAACAAACTTGTTTCTATTAGTAATTGTCTTTCCATTTATTATATAAGTTCTATTTTTAAATTTAAATGAATATTCATTTCTTTTAATAAAATTATCCTCCCCAACTTCTTCTTTTTTTGAATAAATCGAAAAATATTGCTGAAACTTCCTTCCTAATTATTGAACGTATTTTTTCAATATCTTCTGAGTCGAGATTTTCATTAACTCTACCCCACTTAACATTTTCAATTTCTTCGTTTATTATTTTTATTCCAAATTTCTGGTGTAAATTTAGGTGGTACTTGATTTTTTTGTCCAATATACAAAACGAATAACATCTGTTTTAGGATAGTTCCATCATTATTTAATACCTTTACCGTTTACCAAAATCCTTTACAGTTTCATTTATAGGATACCAATTTTTACGACTTGACGGTGCAAGTGATTTCCAGATTTCTACTCCTTGTTTTTTTAATCCTGCTTTATTTATTTTACGAATAATATTAGTAATAGTATCAAATTGTGCTTTACCAGCATTATATGCGCGATGATCATCTGAACGTTCATAATACCAATCAAATCGACTTAATTCTTTTTTAAGTTGATTTAATAAATCAGAAGATGAATCTTCGTTTATATTTTCATCAATTGCATTAGGATATTTTGTTTTGCTTGCTAAATCTAATAATTTCTGTATATCTTGCGGATTATTTCTATTATATTTATTCGCGTTTTTCTTATTTTTAAATATTGCTGCTACTTTTTTTCCATTATCATTAATCATGATAATAATACCGTTTTTACCATAATATCGTTCATCAGAAATTGAAAGTTTATTGTTAGTATTTTCATTTATAGATTCGGATGTTCCTTTTGGCCAATGTTGTTTTGCACGAATTGCAAAAGTAATTTGATGTTCTTTTTTAGTTATTTTATCAGGAACATCTTGACCTTTATCTTGATATGTTTTACTTTGTTTTTTTAACGCAGTTAATTCAGATTTCAATTGTTCAATAGTTTTAGCAGAATTTTCTCCGGTTGATTTTATATCAGCATCACCTAACCATTTTTCATTAAGTTCATCTTTAGATTTCCATGCTGCGTTAATTTTATTGAAAAATCTGGGTTTTTCATCTTTACTCATTTCTGGAATACTTTTACCAGTTTTTGCTAAAGCTCGTTTGAAAAATTCTTTATACTTATTATCAGAAGTTATAACTTCTCTAACTATTTCTTTTAATTTAGTTCTTGTAATTTTTACAAGACGTTCCTTTATTTTATAAATATGTCTATTTGTTCGTTTCCAATAGGAATCTGATTCTAATTCATTAATATTCTTGATTTTATTATACCAACCTAGAAATTTTTCCACTTCTTGTAATTGGTTTTGTAAACCTTTTAATCCCATAGCAAGTTTTTTATGTGGAGATATGGATTTATCATTTTTTAAATTTAGCCACCTATTCACTTTAGGTGGTGCAACTTCTTTTATATTTTTTTTACCTAATTTTTTTAAAATTGAATTTACTGAATCGTTACCTTTAATTGTTAATATTCGTTTACCATTATAATATAAATCTTTATCAACTACATGCCACATTCCTTTTTTATAGATATTAAGTTCATGTCGTAATACAGTTTCTAGTGAAGTTGGTAATTTTGATTTTGGCCAAAACACTCCTTCTTTTATATTTTCAAAAATTACATTAAATCTATTATTTATTGATTCATCAACATTTGTTTCTTGCGGAACTGCATTAAATTTATATTTCATCCATGATACTGAATGACTGTTGTCAGACCAATCTAATGTCCATCTATTCGGATTCCATGAATTATGTTTATTTAATATTACAACAGCATCACCTAATTTAAATTCAATTTTATGATTATCAAATGTAGTTTCAGCTATTGATTCATCTTCAACAGTTGCAAGTTTTGTATAATATTTTGGATCTTCAAATAAATGATCTAATGTAATTTCTTTAGCAAGATTTATATCTGTTGTGTGTTCTATTTCAACTTTAATTCCTCGTTGAAATTCTTTTGTTAACTCATTAATATCATTATTATGCTTGCGTGCAATATCTCCAAGATTTAATCCTTTAGCTAAACCACCAGGAATTAAATCTTGAATTTCTTTTATTGAATGAGCTGTATTAGATTCATTAGCATTTTCTGCAAATACCAATAAATCTTTAGTACGTTTTATTAATGTTTCTTTTGAAATACCAAGTGAATCAGCAGTTACACTCAATAAAAAGTTATTTTTAAGAAAAGCTTTTACTTGGGGTTTAGTTGCGATTGCTGATTTAAAGTAAGTATGTGCTATATTATTAAGTTCTTTTGATGTAAGTTTTCCTTTAAAATACGCAGTCATCGCTTCACTTTTAGTATTATAAGTTGCTTCACTTATATTATGTACATCATTACCAATAACTTCATAACCGGCTTGGGTAGAAACCGTTTTAGTTTTATCTTTTGATTTTTTAGAATTATCTCCGAATACATTCGGAGTATTATACCCAGCAACAGCGCCTGTAGTTGTTTCTTCTAATTCTTCATCTTTCTTAATTTCAAGAAATACTTCATCGATTATTTCATCAATATATTTAGACAGTTTTTTTCTTTTTTGCATCATTGATTTCCTTAATTAGTTCATACGATAACATTAACGCAGAAACGTATGAATCAGTTATTTTTTTACCAATCTTTTGTTTTTTTAATACATTAATAGTTTCTTTTAATTTAATTTTGGTTACTGTATCACTTATGCTAGAATACATATTGTATAATTCAGTTATTACATTTTTAAGTTGTTTATTATAATATTCTCCGAATTTAGACGTATTATTCACATTATTTATGTATTCACGTAATAATGATTTTTGCAAAACATTTAAATTTGTATATTTTTTATTAAAACTTTCAACCAAAATCTTATATGTAAGTAATCTTAAATCTTTTGTTTGGTGTTTATATGTTTCAAACACCATATCAGAAATTGGTTTAGCTGATTTAGCAGGGTTAGATGCAATGTGTTCTACTAATGTATATTTTGAATTAAATACATCTTGAATATTTGATATATCATTCTTTTTTGCTTCAAATAATTTATTAATCGATGCCAATACTTTATAATTTGTTACTGGTGATGATAAAAATTGAGAAATATCAAAATTTTCTTTGATAGCTTTTATAAGTTTATATTTTTCCCTTGCCAATTTATCTTCATTTATTTTGCTTCGGGCATCTAATATAGCATCAATAAATTTTTCAGCTTTTGTTTCTGAATTATATTTTTCATTTATTAATAATGTATATAGTTTTAATTCTTTCGCTAGTTGAGTTTTATTACCAAAAAATTCTTGTATTATTTTTTTAGCTTTTTCTTCTGGACTATTATTTAAGATTTCTAGTGTGATTTGTCTAGTTAACAATTCAAAAAGAAATCCTGTATTTTTAAATTTCGAATGGCGAATCTTTGATTTTTTCATATTTGTTTTGTATAAATCTGCGCAATAGAAAATTTTTTGATTTCCTTTGACTAATTATATCTTTTTTTTCTTAATTTAGTGTATTTACAATAATATTTTTTACCTTTTTTTATAAACTTCGTATTTTGATATATTCAAAAACTCATATATAAATATAAAGTTAAAAACTTTAAGTTAATTTTTTAGATTATCTAATATTAATATGATTTAACATTATAATATATGTATCAATCTTATCTATATTATCATACAACTTAAATATGATTTAATTATCATTAAGAATGTTAGATTCGTCTAGCATATTGTGTTGCTCACGTATAAGTTTAAATTTAGCTGATATTCCATTAATATATTTAGTAACTTGTTGTTCAGATTGGCGACCTGTAACTACTGATTGTCGTTCTTTGTTGCCCAATGGATCTCTACCGTATGGATGTTTATCTTTTCCATAAGTATTACCTTCGCGTGGGCGACCGCCAGTATCTTTTAACTCTTGACTTAATTTATTTAAACTATCTTCTACATCAGTAGGTTTAGCCTGTTTGGCAGGGTCTATTCCATTACTTTGAATTGATTCTTGTCTAAATTTATCTTTTAAATCTTCGATAACTTTAGCACTTTCTAATTTACGTTCGTCTTTACTTAATTTAAAAATATTATCATATACCCAATCTTTTGAAAGCATATTTAAATCTTTAATATCAGATGCTAATCTGATTTTTTCAGACCAAAGATTTACTTTTTCTTGTTCGTAAATTGTTGATGGATTAACTAATTGTAAATCAAAATCAGTTATTTCATTACGAGGGATTCCATGTGAAAATAGATGAATTACACCAATTTTTGCTAATTCAGAAACAACTGTTCTTTGTATTCTATCGATTGTTCTTGCAAATCGTACATCTTCTGCAGCTAATGTTGCTTTTCCATTTACTTGTTCTTCATATCCTAAATATGCTTTTGGTATTTTTAATGCTGCAAATAATTTTGCTTTTAAATAATCAATATCTTCAACTGCACTATATTCTAATCCACTTATATTTTCAATACTTGTACCACTATCTGAACCACGTACTGGTAAATAAAAATCTTCAGTAATATTTTGCATATTATATTTTAAATTATAATCACCTGTATTTTTATCCAAAAATGGAACTTTTTTCATTTTATTAATAATACGTTGCATATAATTATCAACCTCATTAGGTGTGATATTACCAATATCTATTTTAAATACACGTTTTTCTGGCGCTCTAATGATACGGTTTATTAACATAGCATCTTCCATTAATGATAATTGTTTCCATAATCGTCTACCATTTTCAATCATAGCTTTTCCGTATGGTAACCAATTGGTATCTGAAAGCAATCTAAAATGTGCCATTTCTGAATTATCATATTCACCTTTCATTAAAGGGTCATTTTCAACTTTAAATTTTACTGCGTTTGGAAAGTGTGGATCAAACCCTTCTATTCGTTCAGTATTATATACAGATTGAGGTATCACATTCACAACTCCTTTACCTTCTGCAATTTCTAAAGCAAGAAATAAATCGCCATATTTACAAAGATTTCGTACCCATGGCCATAAATTAAATTCAATATTTAAAACATCATAATATAAATTATTTAATAATTCTCGGATTTTTGGATTATCAGAACGAATAACAAGAGAATCGCCTGCCTCATTTTTTAATGTAGATTCATCAGCATATATATCCAATGCAGATGCTATTATTGGATCATTATCCATTGCATCAAAATCTCGAAATACTTCTCTACGTACTTGCTGATAGGCCATTGATTGTGCTCCACCAGCTTGTTCATAGAATGATTTTTGAATTTTTGTATATCTATCACGCAACCCTGATAAATTTGTTTGTTGTTTATTATCACTATCAAAAACATTACGATTACCGTTTTTATCAATCGTTACTACTGCATTTGCTCTAAATAGTTTTCTTAATCTTGTAAAAAAGCCTGTATTTGCCATTTTTATTTGAATTTATTAATATTTTGTGTTATAATTATAAATATATATTTTTTTTTATTTGGATGGTTCAGATGGAGGTTGACCAATTAACCACGTTAAATCTTCGGTTTCTCCGCCCACATTCCATGTCCACGGATTATCATTCATTTGAGTTCCACTATAAAATCCAGATTCTTGTTCAGTTTGTGATATATTACCTAATGCTTTTTGTGTTAAATCAATACCAGATTGTTTTAATCGTAATGCTGTATCGCGTACCCATAATCCAATTGACAAGGACATAACTAAATCATCATTGTATCCTCTCATTGCTTGCGCTCGATTTCCAACCCAAATAAATACAAATAATTCATCAATTAACCTAGTCGAACGTATCGTGATTGATTTTTCTCTGAAATATAAATCTAGTTTAGAAATAATAAGTGGTCTTGTTCTGGCTGTTGTTGAAAATCCAGCAACCATACCACGTTCTTCAGCTCTATATTTATTATTCATTTGGCGTTGAGTATCCACATATTTTAAATCTTTACTCATATAGAATAAATTACCATAATTTCTATCAATCACTTGTTGAATTACTGCCCAACCAATATTTGCGTTTTCTATTACTAGTAGTGCATCATTATATTCGGTTGCTAATGATACTAAAAAGTTTCCATAATCTTTTGTAGATAATTTACCTTTATATTCAGCAACTTGTACAGCTGCTTCAATATCAAGTACATGACATGCCGAAAAATCGACAGAATCACCACGCGAAACATCAGCAACTACCATGTATGATTTAGCTGGGTCAGAATATTCCCACCTCCATAAGTTTCCGTCAAAACCAGTCTTTTCTAGTGGTTCTTGACAATAGGTTTCTTTATAAAATGTTAATAATGATGCATCAATAACAGAATTACCAGAAGAAATAAAATCACAATCACATTCTTGTGCAGCTGCTTTAGGGCCTAATAAAAGTTCTTGTTCATCTCTCCAGTTTTGGTCTCGTTCTGGATGTAATGACCAATGTAATCTAATCGGATTGAATTTATTCCAATCATTGCCTGTCAGATGTGCACCTTGCCATGTTTTATGAAAGAAATTACCTACTCCGTTTGGTGTAGATAATATAATTGCATCACCACCGGTTGATAATGTAGATTGAGCTGATATCCAAATATCATCTATACCATCGATAAATGCTGCTTCATCAAATACCAATAATGATAATGATTCTGACCTACCTGCATCACCGCCAGATGATGTAGCTTTAATTTGTGATCCGTTTGTATAACGTAATGATAATTTATTATCTTCCTCTGCTTTTTGTTTTAGCCAAGACGGAAGATAATCATTCATTACACGTACTTTAGTTACTAAATTTTTTGCAACTTCTTGTTTTGTTGCAATTACTAATATATTAAAATCTTCATTAAATAGCATTTTCCATAAAGAATATCCGCCTACAAGTGTCGATATACCAGTTTGTCGAGATTTTAATACAATATTGTATCTGTTTTCATTAAATTCCTTTAAAGTCTTTGCTTGATATGGATATAAATTAAATGGTATTTTTCCGCGAGTTGGATGCTGAATCATACAGTATTTTTTCATAAAATATACAGGATCTACTGCACATTTCTTATACTCTAACTTTATAATATCCTTTAATGATAATTTTTTTTGGGGTTGATTTACTGCCATGCTATTTTCGTCTTAGTTTTATCTTCCAATATAATGATATCCCTATATAGGGTGTTATACTTGAACCATTACGATATGAATTAGATAATCCCATATTTAATCCGTATATTTTATCTTGTTTAGTTTTAAGTAATAATCCAACATTCACATTATTCAAAAATTTACGTTTATCAATACCAACACTACCCCCAAAGAATACTTTGGCTTTTGGTAATGATTTAATAGTTATGGTTTCTTTTACAATTGGTATGTTTAAATCCCACATAATACTGCGTGATATTATTTTATTTTTACTTATGGTATCATTAATAACGCCGTTACCATATTTAGATACTTTAACAGTATCTTTATAGAAATATTTTGCATAATAATCTTTTAATATTGCTAATGTATCTATATTTACTGGAATTGGTTGTGGTATAGGGGATATGCTTACAGGAGTTGGAATATAATTAGGTATTTTTACGGTGTCTTGCTTTATCCATAATGTATCTATTTTTTTTGATAATAATTCATATTTTTTACCGCCAATTTTGATATATTTTTTTAAATCAACTGGTTTAGGTTCAAAAACCTTTAATAATATAATGACACCTATTAATATAAAAATTAATATATTTTTTATATTTTTATAAATAGCAGTCATAATTGTTTTTTTTCAAAATTTCAAAAACTTCATTTCGTTTAGTTTCCAACTCACTAATTTCAGTTGTGCCCTTTTTTATTAAGTCTTTCATATCAGATTTTACATTTTCTACTGAATCTGGTAATCTCCAATGTTCTAATGTACCATCTTCATTTACATAATCATAAACTTGTTTTGCGTCATCATGAGCTTGTTTAATTAATTCTAGTTGTGTCTTTCCTTGCTTAATCATTTCTGTCCAAATTCTGTAATTTTGATAATCTTTCCAAAATCCTTCGGCTTTAATTTTTGTTTCAATTTCTGCCAAACAATCTATACAGTAACCTGTTTTTTTAATTAGTTTTTTATCTGTTTTGGATTTATTAATTCGTTTACATTTTGGATTTTTACAAATTGTTGTTTCATTTAAATAATCACGTATTTCTTGAAATACTTCTGAATTTTTAGATGCTTTAACAATATATCCGTCTTTTTGTTCATATCTGTTATGTTCATCTTCCCAAATATCGCCAATTTTATGAAATTCGGTTGGAGAGCTCCACCCGGATACGGTTGATGTTTCATATTCGCCAGTATGAACCATATCTGCAAGTCTTCTTCTAGTTTTATGCATAAAACTTCGTTTAAATTCTTTAGCCATAATATTATTTTTTTTATATTGTTATATATTAGTTACATATCTATGTATATAAGTATTGTCAAAATGAAAAAAGGAATTATAGTAAGGGATTACTCTTTTAATTTAAACTACGAAAATTATGTTTTTTTGAAGTTTTAGATAAATTTACAGGTACTATTTTTTATAAAAAATACCTAAAAGTTGATTAAGGGCAGCAAAACCGCCGGTCATTTTAATCGTATGATCATTATATACAAAAACGATTCCTTCGCTTGGTACAATTCTATCGATACCACCTATTGAATCTAATCGTTTTAATTCTAATTTTAATTTTTCAATTTTTTTAGGATCTTTTGATTGAGTAACATCTTTAATCGTTTGAGTTATTCTATCTTTTATTTTTTGTAAAGCTTCATCTGGATTAACGGTAAGTACTGATTTTGTAAATTCTAAAACATCTGCACCAATACCTAAAAATATATTTTCGAATTTCATTAAATTTTGTTTTGAAATTTTATCGTGATCATTACTATCAATTTGTTTAGCCCAAGTTAATGCTTTATCATCTGATATAGTTTTTGTATTTAATCTAAATGATTTATCTGAAAATGCCCATCGTTTAACTAATCCGACTAACGCAGTTTTATCTAATGTTGTAGGTGAATTTTTTATAATATAGTTTTCCCACCAAGCTTGATGATACGCAGCTACTCCATCAGTATCTTTTAATCCAAATTCTTTTTCTAAATTATTAATTTTACTAATATATGCCGGTTTTTTAGCACTTAAATTTTGATTTTTAGGTAACTTAATAATAGGTGGGCCTTGAATAGTATAAGTATTTTGAACATTTTGATTTATTTGTTTTATCATACCTGCAAGTAGTTTGGCATCGGTTGTAGATTCTCCAATCGGTTTTCCGTCTAATCCATATTCAAACGTACCATGAAATATTAATAATGATTGACCATACGCTATTACATTTACTGATTTTGGAAATATAACTTCAAGCTGCATGAATTTTGCACCATTAGCAAATATTTTATCTTTTTGTTTTTGAGATAATCCACCAATAGCTTTTGTTAAATCTTGCATTGCGAAATTATATGCATCGGTTAATCCACCTCTACCTTTAAATTTAGCCGCTATTCCTTTAATATCCATTGCATTTTCTCCGTGGTTCTTTAATTGTCCCGTATTTCTTGCAGCTATCAATTTTCCGTTTTTCCAACTAATTGACAGTGCTACGCCATCTGTTTTTTCGCGTGTAAATTCTAAATTTCCGTCTAAAGCTTTATTAGCAATATCTTTAAGTTGACCAAACGTTAAATTTACATCAATATCGAATGGGTGGCTCATGTGTCCATAAGTTCCGCCGCATTGTAATAAAATTTTATCGTTATCTTTATAGTTATTATCTGCTAATACAAACTGTTCAAGATTTTCATCCAAATCATCTACTAAATCGTGTATAGATTCATGAACTGTGTTCTTAAATTTAGATACTGAAATTTCATTTTTAGATTCTATATGTAATTCTGGCGTTTTATTTTGGTGCCACGTAGCGGTTCTTAATATAGTTTTTGCAATGAGTTTATTTGCAGTTTTTATAAATGGTATATTAATATTAGTTTTATCATCTTTTACCATTATTTCGTTATAGTTAGAAAGAAAATCCTTTAATTCTGATTTATGTTTTGATAATCGTGTAAAGAAATCTATTAATTCTTTTTCTGTTATTTCTATCTTGTTTCTAGGATCATTAACTCTATCAAAAAAATGATTAGTAAATATAATATCTTCTGGCCTCATTTTATTATCTGCAACTTTATCAATCGTATTTAATTGTTGCCATCCCATTTCATGCAAACCACCTTTATCCATTTTATCCGAAAACTTTTTTAATTTATCAAATGAACCAAAACTTTTTAATTTTCGTTGTTTAGCTAATCTCATATTATCAAAATTTTTCATTCTCATATGATTTTTTACAATAAAAAATATTTTTGATGGTGTTCCTCCTAAATTAATGATAATATTACGATATTTTTTTATTAATGCTGCTGATATTTTTTCATGATCATAATGAGTTATACGACCAGTCTTTGGATTAATTCCGCTAGTTTCATCTTTACCGATATCATGAAACAATCCCGCTATAGCTAAATTAATATCATCTGGACTTTGTTTTAATGCTCGATTAACTACTGTTATTGTATGTTTTAAAACGTTTCCTTCTGGGTGGTGTATTGTATCTTGTCTTATGTGTTTTAGATTTAAAACACGTTTCTGTAAATCAGTAGGTAGTTTACTAAAAAGCTCTTTAAACGTTCTTATTTGCAATTTATTATTTATATTAGATTCATTTAAATATCGTTTTTCTTCTTCATTATTAATCCAGTTTCCAATTTCTTTACCTTTTATATTAGCCGGTGCATCTTTCCCAGTTACATTAATACTAAATTTGACAAATTTAGTATAATCTACTTTATTATGATTACCATAATCTATAATTTGTTTATTTGTTAATGTTGTTCGTTTTTGCTGTTTTTTATACTCAACAATATCTTTTGGTTTGAATTTATCTAATGATTGTAAAAATATTACATTAATAATATCTTTTGTAGTATATCCTATTTTATTTAAAACATTTTCTAATAAATCTTTACTATTTTTCTTTAATAATTGAGCCATTACTACAATATAATCTGAATCATCTATGTATGGTTTATTTATTTTTAAATTTGGAAATGTTAATGATAAAAATTTTAGTTTTTCCATTAAATCTAAATAGGTTTTAGTTGATTTAGCAGATTCTATTGATTTTATAAATTCCATTCTAATTCTATTTGGACTGACATCCTTTAATGTAGGATCTTTCTTAATTGCAAGTAAGGTATCTGTATCCATGCTTCCACCTAATTTAGAAGTAAATCTAACAGCTCGTAATTTACGTAAATGATCTTCTGCAAACCTATCTGCTGCATTTCCTACTGTTCTAATTTTTTTATCTTTTAAATCTTTTATACCACCAACTAAATCAACAATTTCTTTACGATCAATATCATAAAATAGTGCATTAATTGTTAAATCTCTGCGTTTTACATCCCCCTCAATATCAGTATAATCTATTCCAGTTAGTTTACGATTTTTACCTATATCAGTTCTAAATTGTGTTACTTCATCGCCATCTATTATAACTGTTCCATATTTTATACTGATAGTATCACATTTTAATCCTTCTTTTTTACAAATATCAACCATTTCATCTGCTTTTGCATCGGTTGATAAATCGAAATCATGTGGCTTTTTGCCTAAAATAGCATCTCTAACTGCTCCACCTACTACATATAATTTTTTACCGTGTTTTTTAAATGCTTTATCAATTTTTTTAACACTTGCTGGTAATGCAAGATTTAATGTATGTTTAGCTTCTGTAATTATGGTATTTTCAGTTACATTTTCTTTATTATAATTAGTAATAATACGTTTCATTATTTCTGGCGGAATTTTCTCCGTACCAAATCGTTTAAGTACTATTTTTAAAAATGTTTCTAATGCTTTATCATCAGGTTCGACACCGGCAAATAATGCTGCTTTACCAGCCCCTTTTAATATAGTTTCAGCAACTACGTGTGGAATAAATTCTTGTGCAACATGACCGGCAAATGCTATAAGACCATGACCAATTCCGCCAGTTGCAACGCCAAAAAGAGCTGTTGTAACTACTTTTATAGCTACACCTTTTAACGCAGATTTTTCTTCATCTGATAGATTTTTTCCAGACATGAAATGTTTTGCTGCTATTCCTGCATATTTAAATTCTTCTATTTCTTCTTTTGCACCGTGTTTTATCTTAATTAAACTACCTTTTAATTTATCTTTAATAGTTTCTGCTATGGTTCGTCTTAATTTAGACTCGCCATTATGCATTTCTTGCACAAAAAAATATTTGGTGTTGGACTTGCAGTTTTTTTACCTAATTTTTTTGTACTGGTGGTTACATAGTGACCACTAGCGTTTTTAGTATATACAGGTGCTGATTTATCCTTTTCAGAACCAACTTTTTTATATCTACCGTATCCAATATGTGTGAATTTGTCATCTTCACTTTCAATTATAATATTTGAGGCTAGTTCGTGTATATGTTTAAATGATACGTCATCCCATTTACGAGAAAGTTTTAATAATGGAATAATATCTAAATTTATTCGTACTGCAACTATCTTAGCTTTGTTATTTAATGCATATAAGGCCAACACTCTATGATGACCATCTAAAATATATCCGCCTTTAGAAACTACAATTGGTTTAGATAAATTAGATACAGATTTAGTCATTAATGTTTCTACTTTATCTCTATTAATATTTTTTTGTGTAAGATTTAATTTTGATATTGGTATTTTTTCAATTTTATATGAATAACCATTAGCTTTAATATATTTTAAATAGTTTTTTAATTTACTAGATTCAATTTGTGGCATATCTTTACGAGGAATACCTAAATTTTTAAATCCTGTTGTTATATCTTCGGTTACTATACTTTCAAAAACGTTTGGTGCTTTTTTAAATAATCTGAATGTTGTTATGCTTCTACCATTAATAGTAGGCATGCCGTGTGCATCAACTCCTATATCTTTAACTACTACTTTTTTATTTTTGAATTTTCCCATTAAAATAGTATCGCCAATATCAACTGGTAATGTTATATTTTCATTCATGTATAATTCAAATTCGAACTCAATTTCCCTGTCAGCATGGGCTATTTCGCCAGATAACGCTTTTATTTGTGCTTCTGCATTTTTTTCAAGTTGAGTTTTTAATAATTCATAACCAGCTAATGTAGCTTTTCGTGTTGCATGTGCATACCATTTTGTATATGCATTACTTGAATAAATATCAATTTGGTTATTCGGTGTCATAGCTCCAATTACACCTGCAGGATAGAATGATACAGCTGTTACTGGGCCTTTTGGATAAGTCGGATAATTCTGATAATCTTCAACATCTTTAGTCATTATCATATTAATAACCTCGTATCCTATTTTTTTAGCTCGTATTGTTGACACTTTAGAAAATGTATCGAACGTTCCAATAAAACTAGATGGCCCATCATCAGCATCAACTGTACCGAGCGAGTTTTCATTTAATAACCATTCTTCAATTGTTTCTTTACTAATTTCAACTATTTCATTTAATTTAGATGTAACTAAATTAAAAATTGTTTTATTGTAACTAGGAAAAGCTACCGTTTCAAAGAATTTTTTCTTTTCATCTGTTGTTCCTAATGCTAATCCGTTTCTAACGGTTGTACCACTTAATGTACTAAGTGTTGGCGCGATAAATACATATCCAGCATCTTTATATGGTTCAGTTGGTTTATTATTATCAAGTTTTCTAAAATATTTTCCGCCTAGCCTTGTTGAATCTTTTTTACCAACTACAGCAACATATGCAGTAGTATTTTCATCAAATTTACTTAAAATTTCAACTGGTTTATATGGATTTCTAATCTGAATTACATTTGATTTTGGAATATCAAACATAGTAGTTATTATTTTAAATTTTTCTTTAAAATTAAATGGTGATTTATCTTTAGAAACAACATTAGAAGTACCTATATAGATATTATTTTTTCCGAATTTTTTAACTAAATCTAAAAGTATTTGTTTTACTAAATAATTACTTAATTTTGTATTCATATGATATTATATTATATTATCTAATATATAAATATAACAAAAATGAGAACTCGATAAAACTTTACCAAATTCTCATTTTAAAATTTATTTTTATAAAATATTTTTTATCTCATTCCAGGAAGTTGCGGCTGTAATACTGGTGTTTTTTCTTGTTTAGTAGCAATAACACATGATGTCATTAATAGTAATCCGGCAACAGATGCACTGTGTGTTAATGCAAGTCGTGTTACTTTTGTAGGATCTATAATTCCAGCTTTTAGCATATTTACATATTCATTTGTTCTTACATTATATCCATAATTTTTTTTAGATGCTTCTATTTTACTAAGAATAACATCTGGCGATATTCCTGCGTTTTCAATTATTATTCTAAAAGGGGCCTCAATTGCAGTTTGTACAATTTTTACTCCTAGTTGTTCATCTTCGGTTAATGTTTGATTTATTTTTAGATTTTTCGATGCGTTTATTAATGCTAAACCACCGCCGATTACAATCCCTTCTTCTACTGCAGCACGTGTTGCATGCAACGCATCATCAACTCTATCTTTTTTCTCCTTCATTTCAGTTTCAGTAGATGCTCCAATATAAATTATCGCAACACCACCACTTATTTTAGCTAAACGTTCTTGAAGTTTTTCTTTATCATATTCTGATGTTGAATTTTCTATTTGTTGTTTTATAACACTTATACGAGATTTAATATCAGTTGATTTACCACCTCCGTTAATAAATGTAGTTGTATCTTTATCAATATTTATTTTTTCGCAAGTACCCAAGTGTGAAAGTGTTGCATCTTCTAATTTTAATCCAACTTCATCAGATATTACTGTTCCGCCAGTTAAAACGGCTGTATCTTCTAATATTTCTTTTCTTCTATTTCCAAATGCTGGTGCCTTTATTGCTGCTATTTTTAATGAACCTCTTAATTTGTTTACTACGAGTGTTCCAAGTGCTTCACCATCGATATCACTTGCAATTATTAATAATGGTCGACCACTATTAGCAACAGGTTCTAGTAATGGTAATAAATCGTTTATTGTAGATATTTTTTTATCATACAATAAAATATAAGGATTTTCTAATTCGCATACTAGCGTTTCTTGATTTGTTATAAAATATGGTGAAAGGTAACCTTTATCATATTGCATGCCTTCTACCGTTTTTACTTCAATTTCAGTACCTTTAGCTTCTTCTACAGTAATTACTCCGTTTTTACCAACTTTTTCCATAGCATCTCCAATCATTAATCCAATAGTTTCATCATTATTTGCTGAAATTGTTGCTATTTGTACAATTTCTTCTGGTGATGATACTAATTTTGAATTTTTTCTTAGGTTATCTACTATATGATTAACCGCTATATCAATACCACGTTTTAATTCAGTTGGATTTGCGCCTGATGTAACTAGTTTTAATCCTGAATTAAATATTGATTGAGTTAATACAGTAGCGGTAGTAGTACCATCACCTGCTAAATCATTCGTTTTTGAAGCAACGTCTTTTACAAGCTGAGCTCCCATATTTTCAATTGGATCATCAAGTTCTACACTTTTTGCAACAGTAACACCATCCTTTGTAATATGAGGAGAAGAAAGTTTTTTACTTAAAACTACATTTCTACCTTTTGGCCCTAATGTACAGCTTACTGCAGCTGATAATTTATCAACTCCTTGTTTAAGTTTCATTCTTGATTCGTTACCATGTATTATAATTTTTGTCATATTGTATTTAATTAAATTTGTAATGTTCTAGTATGTATTTGAATTTTTAATTTTTACATTTTATTTAAGCATAATCTATAATAAATTATATTTTATAATAAAAAATCGCCAGTCTTCTCTATTATAGTTGAAAATGGAGTTCAACATTTTTAGTTGATAAAATAAATGCTTAAATAAAATGTGAAATGTATTTTTTTTAATTACATTATATAGTCTATAAGTTTTATTATATATTTAAAAAATAGGATAAGTAAGAATTTATACTTGTAGGCTAAGCTTATAAGCTTATAAGCTGTATTATATATATTTAAAAAAATAGTATAAGTAAGAATTTATACTTATAAGCTTATAAGCTAGTCATAAATATATATATAAAAATATATAAAATGTACAAAAAAAATCATTTTTATTGATAATTTATTTTTAATACAGTTTTATTACGATATTCTTATTATAGTACAGTATTTTAATAAAAATTAATAAAATACTTTTTGTTTCTTCTTTCACCCAGCTACTAGTGTAGTACTGTCCAGAAGCGTTAATTCGGGACTACTCATCCCTATTTTATTGTTAATACTTATAATATAAGAAAAAACTACAGATTTTTAATTAAATAATATTTTATTGTAGTTTTTTTCATATTATTTAGGCTTTGTTGGGAATATATATGGTTTAGTTTTAGTAATATCACGTAATTGTTGTCTATATGTTGCCCATTCTGCTTGTTTATTGGCAGAAATAGGTGAATTTAATAGTTGTGTCCAATCTGATTGTTTTAATAAGTGATTTCTTTTGGCTCTAATTACACTTTTATCTCTAACTTCTGTTTCAGTTGCAGTTAACGGTTCTTTAGTATGTAATCCATTAACTACTTTACAACGTGTTTCTATTGCATCTAACCACTCTTGTTTAGTTAATTCAATAAAAGGTACTGGAATATTTTTAAGTTCCCATACATCTGATGTATAGAACCCTTTATAATAACCGTTTGTTCCGTAATTTCCGTAATATTTTTTCATTTTTTAATCTTTTTTTTTAATATCCTAACGCTACCCAATAACAATCGTATGGACTATCAAGTATTACTGTTGCTCCCGTTGTGCTAATTGAAGAAACGTAATTAAATCCATTTGCACCAGAGCTATTTCTTATTGTGTTAACAGTTACAGCTTTACACTCAATCATAAATGATGTTGGAAATGTAATATTTGTAGTTGCACTAGTTCCATTAGCTCTTCCCCATTGCATCATAAATCCATTAGGTAATCTTTGATATCCTGTTGTATTATATGTTCCACTATTTCCAAATGTTAAATCTGAACCGTCTAATGTTAATCCTCCTGCTATGTTTACTAAATTATTTCCTATATTAGCAGTAGAAGTATCTACAGTTACATATCTACTAGTATCACTATTAACTAATACACCAGCACCATTAAGAGTTATACCAGGATTAGCAGTTCTAACTGAAATAGTACTTGTATTTGCAACTGTTGTAATATATGCAGCAGGATTAAGTGTTGGTGAAGATCCGTAATATCTAAATATAATTCGTGGATAATAATTAGTAAGAGTTGTTCCATTCCATACTAAGCTTAATGTGCCATTTAATGTAATAATTTCACCGCTACCAAAAGCTTGTATTTCTTGTGTGGTTGCAACTACTGTACCTCCACCACTTGATGCTGTGCGTATTTCTAATGTTAATCCAATATTAGTAAAACCACCAGAAGGTGATGCTGCATTAAATATTAAAGAAGGAATATCCCATACAGCTGAATATAATGTAGTACTTCCAGCCAGTACTGCAGGTGTATCATAATATATATATTGGTTTGCATCAGCATTAATAAAATATCTAGTTCCATTAAAAAAATAGGATGTATGAATTACATTACTTACAACAACTGATTTATCATGAATTTCGCCAATAGTTGGGTCAGGTAATATTGTATCTGTATTAATTGATAATTTTATAGCATCATTAGAATCTCTAACTATAATAGACTCATTTGATGCATCTAAAGATATTCTATTAAAAGCTGATGATAATGTATTTGAATTAAAATCCCAAGAACCTATATTACCACTTGATGCTGAAATACTTCCTATAAATCCAGCATTATTATTATTACTATAAAATACTGGAGTTGATATTGTGCCATCTGTTAACGTAAATACAGAACCAGTTGCAGCGAAATTACTAGCATTATCAAAAATATAATTTGCTGATTTTAAAACGCCAGTTGTAATATTATCACCGTTAATTACAGTTGTATTACTACCACTTAATGCAGAGAATGTTGCGATATCTGTAAATTGTAATGAATTGCTTGCGGCAGTAAACGTTGGGATACCTATATTACCTAAAGCAGTGGTTTCTGTAACATTATAAACCGAAACCCAATACTTACTATCACCCGTAGCAATTGGAGGTGTTTTAGACCACTTAGCAGTTAATCCTGAAAATGAGAATGTTGAAAATGTATATGATGTCGCACTTGGAGTTGATGGTTGTGTTAGCGCTGCTAATTGATAGTACACATAACCAGTAGTTGACTTTTTAGCATCAGTACCATTTGTACCATTTGTACCATTTGAACCGTTTGAACCTGTTGCGCCAGTTCGTGAAACGCCAAATGTAAATGTTTTTGAAAAGGTTGTGCCTGTCGTATTATCTATTATATTTACAACTACATTACCAGTATCGGCTGTTAATGCACTTTGTGTAAATTTTCGTTGAGATGATACGGTGGATTGAGAAGTTGATATTCCACTTGTAGTAACTGTTCCTATACTGTATGTATTAGTACCACTTACAGCATATGTGTATTGAATATTGCCTCTAAATACTCTAATTTCGAATGAACCGTTTGTATATTGAATGCCACTAAATCCAGATACAGGAGCTGAAAATGTATGACTATCATTTGTTAAAAAAACAGTAAACGCATCTGAACCCTCTCGGATACCATTTAAATCTATATTATCAAATGCTAGAACTGCACCGCTTCCGTTCTCTTTAACATTTACAGTCCAATTATCTGCTGTATTAGATATTGGATATTGAGATGAATTTATTGGAGTATGAGTAGCAGTTGGCGAATATGATTGAACAACAGATGAGCCACTTCTGAATTCATAATATGGCGTTGTAAAATTTTGTGCCGTAGCTGTTAATAAAATTGATTGGCCTGCAACTAAATTATCATCACCATCATAATTTACTACATATTTATCACTTGTCAATGATACTGCTCGAGCATTATTTCCGTTAGAACCACTAGCACCAAGTTTTGATTTACTAAATGTTTGTATTTTTGAAATATTAAACAAATCGCCACCTGCGCGCGAACCACTAATTTCATATAATATACTAGCAACATCAGACATCATATTTGATTGATTACTAATCGTTACAAAATCACCAGAATCTATAATAGATCCATTTGAGATATTTGTTGGTGTAAGCGATATATTCCATGTACCATTTACTGTGCCAACTCCATCATAACTTAATTCAGTAGTACCTTCATATATATGAATTTCAGTGCCTGAACCAGCATAGTTACCGTTATTACCGTTATTATCGGTTGGAATTGTATGACTATCATTCGTTAAAATAGATGTTATAGCGTCATATCCATCTTGACCATCAGAAACAATATAAAATGTTTCATGTGTTTTTGTTATTACATTTGTTTGTGGATCTGTAAAAGTATAAGTTACTTGTACATCTTTTGTTGCTATAGCAATATTTTCAGTTAATATATTTCCATCACCGTCATCTACGATTACCGTAATATTTGGATCACTTGTCCCAATATTATATTTATAATAATCTAATGGATTTACATAGTTTGGTGTAAGTATTAAATCACTTGTATAATTTATATTATCTGTTCCATAAAATGAGCCAGTAACATTTAAAACGGTTGGCGAATATGACCAACTTGGATTATCTTTAGTATTTGTATTAACACGGGTTGTATTTAAGGTAGATGATATAATATTTCCGCCTGCTACACCATCGGTTACATCTAATAATGTAATTGTATCTAAAACATTTAATGATGCATCTTTTAATGATATAGTTTTAGAACCAGTTATTTGAGCAGAATCAAACGATGATGAAAACCCTAAAACGGTTGTATCATCATATAATTTAACATTTCCACTAGTTAAATCAGTAGTTACAGAACCTGATATATAAACTACTTGTAAATTTAAAGTACCTTGATTATTTTTTAATTGAGTACCGTTAATGGGTTTAATATAATAAAATTCAGAACTATCACCTGAAGTACCTGGTTTTATTGCCAATAATGTAACTGTATCAAATGCTAATTCTGTTTGATTACCATCTGCGACACCGACTCTTACATTTATTGGTGAGATAAAATAAGTTGTTGGAATTGTTACTGAAAACTGATCAAAGTTTGAACCCATTCCTGGAGTATAAGATGTTTCATTGGGTGTTTCAGCTGAATTAGTTGTGAACTTAAAATATGCATTAGTAAAATTTTGAGAAAACGCACTAAAAATAAGTGTTCCACTTGGTGCTGGAGTATTACCAGCTGCATTATATGTTATGACATAAGTTGCCGCTGATAATTTTACTACTTTTGCATCTATTCCACCAGAACCAGTAATTCCATCAAGTGTTTTACTAATAGTAGCAACTAATGTTTGTGTACCTGGCGTACCCTCCGTATCGGTATAATTTATTGGGATATTTATAATTCCATTATTAGCAAACATCACACTTGCATCTGAAGTAACAGTTACTATATTTGTCGATTGTGTTGTAGTTATACCTCCAGTAGTTGTAATTGTTCCAATACTAGTAAACACATCAGTCGAACCTTCTATTGCAGAAACTTCTATACTAGTTGGAACAGTAGAACCACTTCCACTAGAATCAGCTTGAATTACTTGTGATAACGGATTTGCAAATGTGATAACACTTGGAGTAGCATTTTTAGCTTTACTATATGTAACTATTCTTTGAAAATCCGTTGTTATTCCATTTCCGGCTTTGTATCTTAATGATAATTCTATTGAACCACTATCATTAAATAATGTAGATATTCCATAAGTGTTTGTTGATGGATTTATTTGATTTGGTGTACACCCAGAACCGGTTACAGCAATAATATCAAATCTATTATTTGTACTTAATCCAGATTCAAAGGATATCGGTGTAAATCCTACGTTTACCGAAATTGCTCCGTCTCCAGTATCGTATGTGTTTGATGATGCATTACCGGTGGATAATGACGGAAAAACAACACTTTCTTTAGTAAGACTTACAGAAATTGCATCAAAATTAATTAATGGGGTTATTGTTACTGAATCCGAATATTCATTTGCAAGCGAATCTGACCCAGTAAATTCATATGTTACACTTCCGACTGAATAATTATAGTTTGAACCTTGTAATTGAAAAACACGTTTTCCACCGTTATCTAAAACTAATTCTAATGGTGGTGCTCCACTTCCAGAATTTACTGTTATTGGAGTTGTATTTGAAGCTAAATTTAATCGTTCTACTTGAAAATCTATAATTTGGTTACTAGGTCGTATAACCAGTTCGGTTGGTTCGTAATAAAAATTTGTAGAAGTAGATGAAGCTAATAATGATGAAATTCCTAATGCATCTTCAAATCGATAAATAGTTTGAAATTTAGTAGTATCTTCAACAGATGCAGAATATATTATTGAACCAACGGTTACTGCTGAATTGCTTCCTGTATAATTTGAGATAGTTAATGTCGCACCATCATCAGTTACATTTGTTAAAAATCCAGGATATTGTCCACCTGCATATGAAGCTGATGTTAAATATGTACCTACATCATCAAAAGCTGAAGATGCGTATGTAGTACTACCAGTTAATAAATTTTTAGTTATCGTAAATCCTATTTGTTGAAACACAGGATTTCCACTTGAACCTGATGAAAATCTGAAAGTTGATGTATCTGTAGTAAACTCTAAAAATTTTGTTAATTGAGATGCATTAGAAGTATTACCGCCTGTAAATGTGTAAGTTGAAGTTACATCAACTGGAATAAAATTATTATTTATATCATAAAATTCAAATTTAAAATCAAATGTTTCTTCTGGTAGTATTCTTGGTACATTTTGTATCAATGTAATTTCATCAGGTGAAAATGAAGTTTCTTGTGAATTTCGTAAGCTAACATCAGATATATACCAATCATCACCCATAAATTCGAATACAAGTTTAGCATTTGCATCATTTGTAGCTATTATATTTTTACTTACGCGTGTTATTTCTAAATTAGAATCACTACTTACAGTATCAAAAAAAGTTTGTTCATAGGTAGATGAACTAAGATATGCTTTAACTGTCTTAGAACTATCTGGAGTACCGTTTAATATTAGTTTAAATGATAATGTATATTCTACATCATTCGCAACTGCAATTGTATTTACTGTTTCAACTTTTTGAACTCCACCAACTCCAACATTATAATCTATAAATAATGAATTTAATAATTCTGTATTGTTTATTGATACTGGATGCGCGTTTGATGATGTTATCCAATATGTTGGGAAATTAGTTTCAGTAAAGTTACCGTATGAAATATCATTTGCATTTTGAATTGTAACATCTTTTAATAATTCGGTTGATTCTATTCTTGTATCTTGAATAAATTGATAATCTCCTACATCGTTACGAGATTTACGATACACTTTAACGCGTGCTACATCTCCTACAAAAGTTTTTAGTTGATTTATTTTAATATTAGCAAATGAGCCTGTTAAAGCTGATGCTGTAAATGACTGATTTTCAATATGTTCAAATGTGGTAGTGTATGATGCAGTAGTAAAAGTTTTTACAATATTATTTTCCGTGTATGGAGTTTCAACTAAAACATCACGATTATTTAATACGTCGCGTACTGTTCCTGAATAATTTAATGATGGAACTGAAATTATATTTTCATCTACTGAACCTGTCCAAAATGAATCGTCTACGGTATGTAATTTATATAACGTACCAGCACTCCAGTTAGTTAAATCAGTATTTTCGGTTGGAGTAATAGGAATTCCAACTAAACTTCCGGTTTGAGTAATATTAGGGGTTACAACTGTAAATATCGGTTTGATAAGTTCAACTATTGTTATATTTGGCCGTTTATAAAATCGGACTTTATCCTCGTTTAAAAGTAATTTATTTATTTTAAATTCGTGTTCCCATTTTACATTGTATAATCCGCTCCATTCAACTGGAACATCTACTGTTGCGCCAACATCATTAACATAAGTTTTTAGTTCGCCTAATATTGTGATTTTTCCTATGCCAATTGGGGTATCATCATACACATGAATAGATACTAATATGGAAGTACCTTCATAATAATCAACTGGAATACCATTTCCAGATTCAAAATATACTGGATTACCTGCTACATCTAAAACTTCTATTTTAATTTCAGATGTTGCTTGTAAATGAGGTGTACCCTCAATTAAAAATCCGTTTTTACCACCAGTTAATGTATTATTAAACTCGGTAATTCTAAAATAATTAGAATTTGGATTAGTATCTTCTAAAAATGTTTGATAATTAGATAAATTTAAAAGAGGCGCGTATTTTTTGATTATTGCCATAAGAATATTCTGTATATTCTATAAATATATCAAAAAATTAAATCCTAATATTTATACTAAAGAAATCTAAAGAAATATCACATGGAAAAATATAAAATGGTTCAGCTAAATAATAATACCCACTCTCTATTACGTCAATACGCAAAAGAAAATGGATATTCTATAAAAGGATTAATTCACAAAATGATTAGTGAACGAATTGGTAATAGAAATATAAAAATTGACCCAAATAAAGTTATAAAGTCTCAGCCAAGAATGATAAGTTCTAAGTTTTTGTAGTTGATATTTTATTATGGACTATGTGTGTATCACCACATTTTTCACACTTGCAAATATTTGCATCTTTATATTTTTCGGGATGTTTTTTATCATAAAGAAAATTTACTAATGTAGATGTATGTTCAGCTGCTCCACATTTTGGACAGCATTCATGCTTTTTATGATATTGTTGCATAAATTTTCTACGTTCTTTATCTTGAATTTCACATTTAGCTTTAAATTTTTTTAAAGTTGTATCTGACCAGTTTTGTGGTTTTGCATATTCGTCTATATTCATGTTTTTTAAAATTTTACGTGTGAAAATCCGTTTTCTTTTTTAATTTCAACTAAATTATCTACAGCATCACGCATTGTATCTATGTGTGATATTATCATTACAAACTCAAATTGAGTTTTTAGATATATAAATAATCTATATAATGATTGCATATTTTCACTATCTAATGTACCAAACCCTTCATCAATAATTAAAAAATTTGGCCTTGGTAAATTACAAATATTAATTAATGCAACTCTAATTGCTAAACCTGATACGAACCGTTCCATTCCACTCGACATTTCTAAACTCCATTTTTGGTCGCCATATACAAGATTTGCATTTATATTTTTTCCATCTATTTCAAATTGAATACCAAATTCTACTATTTGAGCAAGTATATTATTTACTTCTCCCTCAATCATCGGTAACGCTTTTTCAATTAATTCATATGAAACACCATCTTTACTTAATGCGTTCAAATAATATTTAAATAAATTAGTTTGTTGCTCTAAATCTTTAACTTCTTGAATTCTATCTTTAATAGTTTGTATTTGAGATTTAAGACCAGAATACGTTCCATTAAGACTTAAAATTATTTTGTTTAATTTTCGTTCATGCTCCTTAGTGGCAACTAGACTATTACGAATTACTGATAGTTGACCACGTACTATTTTATTTTTATTTATTTGAGCTTCATTTTTATAGTATTCTTCAATTAATTTAGTTTGAGTATAAAGTTGAGATTCATTTTTAGCTTCGGCCGTTTCATACGTAGCAATTTTATTTATAAGATTTGATAGTTCTCTTTCAACTTGTATTTCTTTAGATTGCGTATCTTTTAATATAATATCAGTTTCTTCTATATTTTTTAATTCTAATAATTTATTATCTAACCGTAGTTTTTCATTATTATAAGATTCTAATAATTTATTTTGACGTTGTAATTCAAGTTTTGCGCTTTCTTTTGATGCAATTATACTTGTTGAGTTCTCCATACAAATTTTACAGTTGGGATTATATTTATGCGAGTTTAAATGAGCTAATCTTTGAATTAATGAATCATTTTTAATAATTAATTTATCAATTTCATTTTTTACAATAATCATTTGATTATTTACTGTATGTAATTTTACTAAATCAATACTTAGTTGTTCTTCATCGATACTATCAAGTATTTCTTCTAATCGTAATTGTAACCGTTCTAATTCTAATATTCTTGTTTGAGTTTGATTTTTTTGGCGTAATGTTTCTACTGATTGATTTTCCAATAAATGTTTTCGCTTTAATAGTTCAGTAATACCCACTAAATCAGAATCAAGTCGAACAATTTGACTATTTAATTTAATAATTTTTTTGTTAAATTCATCAAGTTTGTTTCGTTCTTGCTGTAATTCAAGATCTTTTGTAGCATATTCGCTTTTTACCTTAATAAGTTCAGTTTCATTTTTAGCTAATTTAGTCGTAAAATCATCTTTATTAAATTTTCTGATAATGGTCGCCGTATCACGATTTTCATCACTAGCTAATTGATACAGTTTATCAAAAATATCAATTCCAATAAATTGTGATAAAATTTCTTTGCGTTCTGATTGCGCCTTATCAATAAATAATGCATCGTTTCCTTGTAATGATAATGTTGTTAAAACAAAATCATCAAATTTACCTAAATATTTTTCAATATTTTTGTTGGTTTCTCTACGTTGCTCACCATTTAATGATTTAACTACTCCTGCGGTTTCTTTCCAAAAATTTACATTTACTTTAAGATTAGTTTTTTTACGAGTCCACTTTGCGGTACGTTCAATAAAATATTTAGTTTCATCTATTTCAAATTCAAATTTACAATAAAAACTGTCTTTTCTATTATTTAATATATGTTTAGATGAATTACTTCTTGAAGTTTTATCAAATATACAAAATAATAATGCAGAAAATAATGATGATTTTCCTGCAGTATTTGGAGCAAAAACACCTATCATGCCTCTTGCTTTATCAAAATTTATTATATTGTGTTCACCATATGAAAACATATTATCAAACTCAAATTTTATTGGAGTCCAAATTATATTTTCTACTCGGTTAGTATCATTTATTTGTGAATTAATATTTGAATTTATATCAGTTATATAATTTAAATCTGATTCATCTAGCAGATATTGTCTTTTTAAATAGTCTCGTATTAATTGATTCTGAAAAGTTACGTCATGTACTTCACCAACAATATTTTTATTTAAGTTTGAGTTTGTTTTAAGATTACCAATCGTATCAGTACGTGTTACCGTAACTTCTGCAACTTTAAACAGTTTTTTTAATTCTGTGATTCGAAGTTTCATATCTGCAGCTTCTGTTTTGGTAAATCGCAATCTTAAATGAGGATATTTCGGTAATTTTGTGTTAACTTCATCATACACCCAATCTGGTATTATTCCGTTTATAACATCTATTGTTAAATATCCATAATCATTGCGAATATTATGTTCGGTAAAGTTTCTTTTTTTGACATCCCATAATAAATATCCATGCTTTTCTAAAAGTTCGCCATGATTCTGTTGTACCAAACTGCCACAATATGCAACTGCAGGCCGTATTCGTTTAATTTTTATTTTTTTACCCATGTATTTTTTTAATAGTTATTTATCAACAATCCATCCTTTATCTAAATATAATTGCAAATCATCTTCATCTATTTCCATGTATTCTTCGCTAAATTTTTGTAGAAGTTGTCGTTTGTGTATATCTCCAAGCATCGAAATTTGAAATCCATCGAACATATCAACTATAAATGAATTCGATGCTACTGTATATCCAATATCGGTTTGAGCTTTATTAACTGGCCCATGAAAACAACATATTTTATTTTTCATATTAATATCATACCCATTTGGCCAGTTAATTTTATTGTCCATTATAGAATATACTACCCAATTTAAATTTTTAAATGGATATATCCCAGTTTCTCGTAAATAATGAAGTTTTGGATTATTTAAATTTTCAACTATTGGTGTTAATACATCTAATCGATAATTATTATTTAAGTTGCAATTCCCTGAAATTGATATTTTATCTTTATACCGTATTAATAAATTATCATTTGGTACTGTTAAACAATATACATCATCATCATAATCAATTAAATTTATTTCTTTAATTATTGAATTTCTTATTTTATTTGAATCAGTACAACTTGCATGATATTGCTGTTTTGAATTAGTATATTTTCCAACTATAACAGATTTATTTAAACGAGATGTATACCCAGCTAAACGTGCAATTGTAAATAATATATCAACACTATTTTTATTAATTGATGAAAATCTCCAATAGTTTCCACGAGAAGTATTCCCATCACCATGTAAATAGCCATCAATAAATGATCTATAAAAACTTAAATTTTTATTTAATATTTCAATAGGAATTTCTTTTTTACCATCAAAAAAATTATAAATATTTTTAGCTAAAGTTGAATAAATATTAATATAAACAGTCCCATCTGATTGCACGTTTATATTATATGAATAATTTAATTCATCTAATAAATTAGATAAATATTTTATTTTACGCTGTTTTTTTAAATGAAATTGTATTCTACAACTTCCTGTTTTTTTATTTTTCAAAACAAACGTACCATCTGCAAATGAAAATCCTAATAATTTTGCATATATATTTGGGATATAATTATTTACAATACCATTTAAAGGTATTGGTGTATTAATTTTAATATCTTTAGCCGTTTTTTTGTAAAATTTATTAGGATAGTGTGAATATGTATACAAAATATTGTGAGTAGGTGTTACAATTTGCTCAATATCTTTTCCTTTTAAGTGAATTAAATTTCCTTTATATCGCTTTTTAATGTTAGCTATAGGTGTTTGAAATTCAATTTCTGAATTATTTATATTAAATGTTGCAACATCATCTTTTTTAGAATTATTTACATAATCTGCAAATGTTATCCACCCAGTTTTTGTTAAAACTTCATGATTAGGTGTAAAACAATCGTGATTGCCGGCAATTATAAAAGTATCTCGTAAATTAGCACATTCGGTAAAAAACCAACTTATTTCTTGCACTAATTCAGGTGACATTTCAGTTTTAGCATGAGCTATATCACCCGCTATATAAATAACTGAATTTTTGATGTTATCTGTTTTTACTTGTTTTAAGAATTTTCTAAATACTGCTCTATATTCTTTATGTCTTTGAATATTTCTTATATGCAAATCAGAAATATGATATATATGTGTGATATCGGTATTATTCATTTATTGATATATTATTTTGTATATTAATTTATTATGTTTACAGTATTCTATTGCAGCTTTATTTTTTTCATCTATAATTTCTTGATTATATATTCTTCCTTTTAATTCTATTAAATGCAATTCACCATTTGTATATGTAATTAAAAAATCTGGGGAGTATGTATGTAATTTTCCGTTATACGAATATTCTATTAAAATTCCATGCTTCTTTGTCCATTTAGCCACACTATCATCTTTATCATATTTTTTCATATATTCAAGTTCAAATCCAGACGAATACTATTCATCCATACCAGTCTTAATGCTCACATAATGGCCACGTTTATACATCTTGGGCCCACTTTATCTTGATTATTTAATGCCCAGTTTGCAAGAAAATTTTTCCTCTTAGCGGAGTTCCACACTTCTGATTTTTCTTTTGATTTAGATATCATCGGTGTTTTGCTTAATCATGTATGTGAAGTTGTAATCGTTACTATTATAATTACAAATTATTTAATTTTTGTGAAATTATATCGCTATAATTGGTGTGGTCTGTTTCGCGAATTATTTTAGTGGTGGCTGCAAACCCCATTTCTGATGCATCCTTATGATTAGGTATTATGTTTTTTACCCTCACTCCTTGCGCTCTAAAGAAATTTGTATAGTACAATGCTTGTGATTGTGCATCTGCATCCAACATTATATTAATATCGGTTGTATTAGATACAATTATATTTTTACTATATAATGGGTTTTTATATTTATATTCTTCGTCATCAAATACAGTTCTAGCTACAAAATAATTAAGTTTACCGTTAATATCGTATGATGGAATAATTATTCTACCTGCATATCTACCAGTTTTACAATATCCTATATTGTACCGTATAATATCACATTTAGTTATATTTCGATTATTAAGATAATAAATTACACGTTTATATAACGGATTAAATGTTGTGTCCTCTTTTGCTAACGATATAAATTCTTCTGGTAATAATAATTCAATTTCAGGTTCAGTTGTTGTATGTGCAACTATATAATCATTGCCATATATTTTATTTAATGTAGTTAATGTTTTTGGTTCAACATTAAGTTTTTTGAGTAAATTATAAATTTTTAAACCTTTAGCACCGCAAACCCAACATTGCCATTTTTGGGATTCAACATGTACTTCAAGTTTTTTCTTATGATGATGACAAAATGGACAATAATATGTTCCGTTTATGTTTGAATTATAATAATTTGTATGCGGTTCTATAACTTCATTTAAAAATAATTCTTTGGTTTCTAAATAACTTAATTGTTTTTTGGTTTTTGCAAAATACAGAATTTTTTTAGTATATTTCATACCGTTTTTTATATCTTCGTTTAATTCTGTATTAGAACCAGTATATACTTTCCAATTAGATTCTTTTTTTGCCATTTCGTAAAGTTTCAATCGTTTATCAGTAACTAATGCTGCTTCTTTTTTTCCGAATTTTCGTTTTCTAACGGTATATAAAAGTTTTCTTCCCACATATTTTTTATTAGTTTTAGTAGTAATTTCATATACGAATCCGATTGTATCATCTGGCATATCTGATAAATCAGTTATTAAGACGTTATTATATGTCCATATTGGTACTGTCATGTTTTTTAATATTTAAATTAATATAGATAGTTTGTCATTTAAATTATGAAATAATGAATTAGATATATTTCATTCTTGAACTATCTAATTTTGAAAAATGTTAGATTATTGTTTCGGAGTTATCCCGATTTATTTTTTGGTGAATAAATTATTTATTAACCGTATCAGAATATAGAGTGGTTGGTACTACTCCACGACGTGCAGCATCTATAAGACTTTTATCTGCAATTAAATTTTTACCTCCATCATTTGATAATGGGGTTTTATCACTTTTAGTTTTGATTTCGTATTGATCTTTATTTTGATTAAATATGTCTATTATTGATGCCATAGTATGTCTCCTTTATATTATATAAGTATTAAATATTTTTGTTTGCGATAAATTTGTAATTATTAAAATGATATCGTTTCATATTAGGTAAACCACCTTCTTTATTTCAAAAAACGAACCCTTACGTATCTAAACGTATAATGAAATTCAAATTATAATCTGGGAGTTTTTTAATTGGTTGAGGTAATTTTGCAACCGCAACCATGTTTTGTTCTGCATCATATAATCCAATAGTAGTAACAAATGTAGATATGTATGAACCAGTAGGGTCAGTTGTTCCATAATTATAATAATCATCCCAACTACCAGTTGAACTTCCAACTGAACCAAAAAACTCAGATTTTTGTCTTATATCTGCGATTTCATTAATAATAGTTGTTCCAGCTGGTTTTGAATTTGCTATTGCTGTTGTATTAAATTCATACGAGTTAGATACTGTTATATCAATCGCTGTTGGATTTTGGGATGCGTTAAATTCGCCTTTTGTTGCTGAAACTAATACTTCGGTTTCATACAACGTTTGTGTTGAACGATATGATAAATCATAATCAACAACTGAACCAGTATAATTTGTTACTACTATTAATCCGTCTGAATAAAAAACGTTACCTTTTTTAGTTGCTTGTATATCTGTTGCTGGAAATACTAATTGTTGACTTAACGTCATTATTCCAGTTTCAAAATTTATTTGAGTTATATAATAATTATCGGTATTACCATCAATTGTAAATATTGCTATTCCACTATTAACATCAAAAAAAGATACAGTTACTACATAGGTAGTTACACCATCATTAAATGTAATTGTTTGAGCATTATTATCATAATTGGTAAATTCATACGTAGGATTTGGTGTAATTAGTTGTCCATATGAATTATCAATAAACGATTCTAATGCTCCACTAATTTGTAATGTGACACTACCTTTTTTTATTTGCTCACCATACATTGGCTGCGCAATATCAATTATGTGTAATACCGTACTAAAAGGACGTTCTGTTTCATATTCTGCAGGATTTTTCATTACACCATATTGTGTGATGGTGTTTCCATTTGCTGAATAATATTTTGCTATTATAGAATTATATAATGGATGTACATATAATCCGTTACTTTGAGTAGAAGTCTCTAAATCAAATAAACCATCTTCATTATACGCAGTAGTTACTGGTACAACGGTTTGATCCGTAATCCATTCTTTATATACTTTAAATTGTCTTTGCGATATATTTGATTTTGGTATCTGTTTAAACATACTTAATTTGTGCTACCACTCTCTAAAGAAAGTGTGGTTAGATTAATATCTATAAATATTAAGAAATTAAATTATCAAGTGGTGTGATACCTTTTTTAATATCATGTTCCAAGACTATTTTTAATTCGCTATTTAACTTAACTTTAATAACTATTTATCAAAAATCAAGTTTTACTTTTATGAGTATCTCGGTCGCGAATGATTTTGGTATCGGTTGTGATGTTTTAGCAACAGCTAATAATTCGTTTGAATCATTAAATAATCCCACAGTTGTAACATATGCTTTTGGATCATTTTCAAAACTTGCAATTGCAAATGTACCATCTGAACCAGACACGAATGTTGGATTATTAGAAAAATTGTATTCTCTATTTGTTGCTCGTACAAAATAATGAGCTGTAGATATATTTTCAGTACGTCTACCTTGAAAATCACCGCCTAAATTAATTGATTGAAATAATCTTCTATGATTGTATTGTTCTGCAGTAACTAATAAACTACCATCTAACGAACCGTATGGTACACTTCCTACTAATCCACCTATTGCTGATGGGTTTAGTATAATTATTCCTTGGTCTGGATAAAATAGTCCATATCCTTCGCCAGTAGTTGTTTCATATGTATTTTCTATCGTTGCAGCAGCTTCTGTTCCTAAATTAAGTGAACCACTTACAATATTAAATACTCTGCCTGCTTTTCCAACAGTATCATTGAATTTTTTAGCACTATCATCAATAAGTGTAAAAGAACCGTTTGAACCACTTAACGTTAATGAAATGTTTCCCGGATCCATCGATTCTTTGTATCTTGCACGTGATACATTTATTGCATAAATATCATCTGAATCATGAGTACCAGCTGCACTTGAAGAACCGAATGTAAATAAGTTATCAGATTGGTCTAATAATATTGAACGATATTGAGCATAAGTAGCTTTTGTAGATAATGTTGAATTATCATCATTTGCTAATGATACTGAACCTGACCCGTTTTTGTTACCATATGCTATAGCAAATTGTACAGCCGCGGTAGAATCAACTGCAGGGTCTTTATCATATGCATTAATATAATAGCTTTCAGCTGGTTGAGTTGATGATGAAAATATTGAAGTTAAACTTCCTGTGTCGCCACTCCATATACCAGTTGTTACAACTTCTGTTTTACCAGTTATTTGGTCGAATTCTCCAAATCGTTTATAAATACCTGTATTTATTGTGCCACCTTGAGCTGTTAGTTTATCTCCACCTGTTAAATATCCATTTAAAATACTAACGATTTGTTCGGAAGTTAAATTTCCTTGATTTGCTGATAAATATTGAGCAAGTTCGGTTGATAAATTAGTTCCTGCTTGGCCAGTTATATTTGCCATTTTATTTTTTTGTTTTTATATGATTTGTATGTAAATACATTCATTAGTTATATTTATTATTTATTTTTTATTGTGTATTATGCAACTTTAGTTACTTTAATATTCATTAATTTTTGTACTTCTAACTTTTTACCTTTATTACTAACAAAAAATCCTAAACCGTCATTATGTTTAACAGCACCTTTAAATTTAGTTGGTATATTACTAGCGATATTGTATGCTATTTCATCTCCCACTTTTGGTTCGTAGTGTCTAGTCGATGTGAAATCATCAGTAATTCGAGCTTCTTCATTCAACGAAATTATAGAGTTCTCAAAATGTTTTGATACAACTTTGCCTATCGCAAATTTATTTTTAGATATGTATTCTTTATAATTAAATTTTTTCATAATTTATTATGTTGGTTGTATATATGAAACTGTTACTGGTATCGTAGAAGAACCGCCAGTTTCGTTACCATATACTGTAATTGTTGTTTTTATAGTTTGTGTAATATTTGGATTTGGTATAAATGTAAACGTCATTCCACGTTCAACTTGAGCAGTTGTACTTATTTCGTCACCCAAGAAGATTGGTGCTGTACCACTACCTACTGCAAGACCTGTACCACTAATCACACCAGAATTTTTATTAGCTAATACAACTGTATATCCAGAAACGGTGTTTCCGCTTGGTGAAGTTGTTGGTGATAATGATACTTGACCAGATGTTTGATTTACTAAAATTGATGGTATACCAAATTCTACTTTAGGTATTTTTTTAGTACCTTTTGGTAACGTTACTAATTTATATCGTAATGTTTGAGTTTCATCTGGTGATGCTTCTGTAATTGGAATTGCCTTAATTGCTGAATCATAATATGCACTACCTTTTGGATGAGCTGGTTCATATAAGGTATAATCTATTTCATCATCACCTAATGCAAATTGTGTAATATTAAGACCAGAGCCTGCTGCTAATTTTTCTCTACCTTTTTTGGTAAGAATTGCATCTACGGTAATCTCTGTATTGTTCAAGTAAGCCATTTTTATTATATTTTTTTAATTATTTTGTTAGTTTATACATGTATAATTATAATTTTATTATGTAACCAATCCACAATATCTTTATAATATGGTTCGCCTCTGTGTTGTCCTACATGATGCACCATAGCTGTTCCATCATTTACAGCTTTTTCATTATTTGTCATTACAAAATGTGTACTATCACCATGCTTTTTTAAATACCATGGATAACCATTAATGAATATTTTTATCGTATCATTATTATCAGTTGGTTTATTCATTGAATTTTTTGATACTGCTTCTGTTAACAGATTATCCATTCGGATTTCGTATTTATATTTTTTTTTCATACTGTATTTATTTTCATGCATTTTATATAATATAATCGATTTCTAAAAACGGTTTACGATACGTCAAGGATAGGTTCGCCTGAGCCTCTGCCTGTATTAGATACTTTAAGTATATTAGGGTTAGTAATAAATGTTTCTACTGCAGGGCCACCATCTAATGTTGTTGCCGATGTTTGTTTTGAACCATTAAAAAATGCATTTGCTAATCCACTAGTTAAATCGTTTGTATATCTGTAATGACTTGGTAAATAGCCATCTAATGCTACTACTTCTGTAATATTACCGGTTATAATTGGTGCGGGTTGGTCAAAATTTAAAAAAGTAACTTTATAATCATAAAAAGTGGTAGGAACTAAGTGTGTTCCAACCGTAGGATCATTAGGATCAATATTTTCTGGTATTAATTTTATATTACTCTCTTGTATTCTGTATACCTTTTTCCTATCTTGTACTCGATTACCATCTTTATCAATATATGTTCTAATAGTGTTACCATTAGTTGCCCATATACCAAATCCAGCAACTGTAACAGAATTTGGATTAATTCCTATTGTTTCTAAACTAATACCAAAAAATGCGCCAGTAAGTGTACCCTCTATTTTAGCATCTATTGATACCTCGTGATTACTATAATTATCTGATATTAAAACTAAATCATCTGATACTGGGATTATTCCATTATAAAATGGAGTTGTACCCGCAAGCGATAAATCCGTTTCCGTATTAAGTGTACCATTATATTGGTCATTATTTGCTATTAGTTCAATATCTTCTTGCGTATTTAATATTCCAGTTTTACCAACCGTTGAAGCTTCTAATTCGCTATAATTATCTACATCTATTGAACTTTCTTTATATAGTTCTTTTGCTATTGGTTTTGTATGTTTATATTTGTTACGTTCTAATAAATGAGGTTCAATCAATAATCCACTAGCAACTTTAGCTCTAGCAGGTATTAATGATTCTAGTGTTGTAAATAAAGTTTGGTCTATATATCGTACTAATTGAATATATTCATAAATATTTAAATTAAAACGAGTAAAATAATATTTTCTTAATGAATCTAGTTCAGAATAATTATTTTTATAAATATCAGCTGGATTACCAATATAATTATCAATATTAAATTGTCCTAATGAACGTAATATATTCATATTGATTTCGCGAGTTGGCGAAAAGAATAACCCTAGTTTGTTAGAATCATCAGCGTTATCAAAACTTGTTACATTCGAAGTTGAACCGAAATTTAAATAATTTTCTAATGTTTGCGATTCAAATCTTACTTTATTACTATATCCTATACCAGTTGCAGGAACATTAGCAGTTACAGTTCTTTCATATGATACGTATTGGTATGGATATGAAGTTATTGATGGAAATCCAACTGCAGTAGCAACCGGTTCACCATAAAAGGTATTAATAGCCACATTTTTAATATTTGGGTCAGCATTTCTATCTTTTGGATATTCAAAATCTAATCTAAATATTAAATCTTCTGTTGATGAAGAAACGTGGTTTCCATCTATCGCATCTGGCAATAATGTATGGTTTGTAATTCTTGATTCATCTAATGCTATTGACCATAGTCTAAATTCATCAATTGAACCAGATAATGTTGTACCAATTGAAATATTAGTGTCCCATCCCCAACTTTGACTTCCGGTTGGAACAATAAGTGAGCCAGTTCCCTCATTTCTAATACGTTCATTAAATCCTTCTTTTCCATAAATATCAAATACATAATCGCTACCACTCAATGTACGGTTAACTACAATTTGTGTGTATTCATCATTAAATACTGGAAAATATGTAGTTGATCCACTTACGATGTTACCACCACTTCCTGATAAACTTAATTCTACGGATGCTAATGAGCCTGTTCCTGCTAATAATTTTAATGACCAAGCATCACTTGAAACTAAAGTTTGATCATATCGATATTCGGTATTAATTCGCATTTCTACTGAATTTGGATACTTGTAATCATCTGGAGTTATAATAGAACTTGACTCATATTTTTTCCACGGAACAATAACTGATGCTGTTTGATCAAAATTAAGAGCTGATGTTCTATCATCAAATGTAAATTTAGTTACACCAGATTGTGTAGGATCTACTGGCCCACCAAATTCTAATATAGATAGCATTGAAGTTGGAATTCCATAACAGGCCATTGCAGCATGCAAAGCTCGTTTTGTACCTTTATGTTTGTATAAATATGGTAAATTGTTTAATAAACGTCTCCAAATTTCTTGCTGACGTTCCTTTCCAGTCATAGCCGAAGCGTTTGTACCATCTTTATTTTTACCGAATGCATATTCCCAAAGATACTGAGAACGAACCCCCATATCTGCATCCCAACCAAGCGATTCTAACATATGATAAATTAAATCATTGGTAATTCCTTCGGTATTTGAATGGGTGAGTGTTTTAGATGTAGCAACACCTTTTATATAACTTGAAAGTACGTCAAAGTGTTGTCCTATCATGTGAAAAAACAGAACAAAATCTTGACCGTTTGGATCATTTAAAATATGTTGTGGTATATTATTTACTAATAAGTTTTTATTATTAGTATCATACAAATCTGCAGAAGATATTATATTATTGTACCATGTTTGAGTATCTAAATCGGTAGAACCACTTAAAGTGTTTTGTTCAGCACCAGGATATGATAGTGAACCACTTTTAGTATATAATAATTTTTCGAAAGCGTCAAAACCTTTTTTAACATTACTAATTTGTTCTTCAACTCTTGCTATTTGGTTAAGTATCGAAATAGAACCACTTGCAAGTGAAGTATCTGTTAATGAATTTAATGCAGTTTCATGAAATTCTATTAATTTTACTTTATAAAAGAAATTCTCAGCTCGTTCTGTAGCTGATGAATACTTTACAAAATTATCCCAGCGATATTCACTACCACTTATATAATTAATATTTAATTTAGCTAAACTAAATTCGTTGTTACCAACATATTCATTTAATAATTCAGTTGATGTTACTGAACCACTAGCTACTAAATCATCAAGTATTTGATATCCAATATCATCACCCATTTCTAAATTAAAATTTGGTGTTAACGAAATACAATCAGTTATTTCTTCATTAATTAATGATAATTGATCAATAATAGAAAGAGATTGAATCTTAGATATCCATAACTGCTGATTTGGTTGTATTTTATTTGATAATGGTTCATATAATTTTAAAACTAATGATTTTACTTCATTTGTTTTTCGTATTTTGCTAGTTTCTTTGTTTTCTGTATATGTGGAGAATGTTTCAGTATCAATTGCCCATGCTGCAATCAATTTGTTATTTCCATCTCCTAAATGAGCATAATGAGTTAAATATTGTGAAGTTTCATTTTTAAATATATTTGTATTAAGTTCAGATTCAAATGCAGATTTAATATCTTGAATTACTTGAGCACGTTTTAAACGTAAATTACCTTTATCAAATAAAATAGTAATTTTTTCTTCTTTTCCACTTGTTAATTTATCACCTTCTGCATTAAATGGAATTAAAATTAAATCAAATGATATTTTATCTGTATTTTTATTTACAGTTTTTTTAGATATTTTTAATATATTTTCTATCGATAACGTAATTGCGCCAGTTTCGCTTCCTTTTGTTATAAAAAACTCTTTATCATGTTTTGTTACATAAATTTCTATGTAATTTGTATTAATTGATTGCCAACTAATTTTAAAATGCTCTTTAAACCCTTTAAAATCTGCACCTTTAATATTGTATGGATAATTTATTTTAGTAATATCAGGCCCGTCTAAATATGTTTTATTTACTACATTAATATGTACTCGTTTAAGTGGGCCACTACCAAATGCAGTAGATACTGGTTGTAAATATAATGTATATTGGCCTATACCGTTTCTGAAATCAGCTGATTTTAATCGTATTATTCCATTTGGGTCTAATGTACGTGTGGTTGTTCCAAGTGTATATAATACTAATTGTGAATTATGCGAGTTGTAGACAACATTTAATGGATTTGCTGAAGATATGTTGTATTCTAAATTATCATTTTCTACCTCAACGTCTGGTGTATTTATACTATCGGTTGCAGCTATTTTATTAGCTATTACAATAATTCGAGTTAAGCCAGGTAATAATTCTTTTCTAAAATCATTTGATAATTGAGTTGGATTAGCATCGTTTGGATTATAAATTTTATAATTAACCGAATGTGTAAAGTTTGAAATACCAGATTTTTCAAATTGAATCCATGCTATATCTGCATTATTATAATTATTAACGGTTATTGTAGTTGGAATATCATCTTCTACAAATGCAGTACTTCCATCAGAAGTTATATATTTAATAATGTTATTTTCACTTACATCACCAACTATTTCAACTTTGTATTCTGTTTTGGTACTAGTTGCATTATCAGGCGGTCTAATTACATTATTAGTTATATCGAATTTTAAATTAAGGTTAGTAACTGATGAGTTTGATAAATCAACTTCTAATGGTTTCCATTCATTATTAACTAATTTTGCTAATTCAATTATATAAATTTTAAATCCTGCAGAATTAATTTTGGTTTTTGAAGTAACTTTATATTGTACATTATCAGTATTATCGCTTTGGCCTGCTTTAAATATTTTTGTTTCTAATAATTCTTTAGCATTAAAGGTTAGTGTCCATGGACAATGAAATTGTGTTACTTTATCATCTATTATAATTCCAGTATTAGTTGGTATTGATGTTAGATGTATATAAACTGTGTTTTCAATTATAACATTCGTACTAGTATCAACTGGTATTGGTTTGAATTTACAAGAACCATCATCAATTGTAGCTAATGAATTATAATTTATTGCTTTTGAATTAGTGCATCCTCGTACTAAATTAATCGTATTGTCGCCACTATCGGTATTACTACCGCCACCGCCACCGCCACCATTATTTAAATAAAAATCTGCATTTATGAATTTATCAACTGACATAAATTATTCTAACTGTTTTTCTTACTATAAATATTAGTATTTTAAATATTAAGATTATTACCAGAAATAGTTACAATAGGACTACTTCCACCATGTAATAATTCACCTTCCGAATATGTAGTGACAGTTGGGTCAATAAGAGGAACTGGATTATAAATACATTTACCAGCTTTACCGTAATTTAATGCGTTACGGTCACTGCATATAGGAAGATCCACTTGAATTTTTGCGTATTCTCTAACATCGCCAGTAATTTTAAAATATTTTGATGGATTATATGATATTGTTGTTGACTGATATTCGTTACCATGCCAATTATGTAATCCAGTTTTATTCGTATATTGAATTACACCAGTGGTCGACCATACATAAAATGTTTTAAATGTGCTAGTTTTATTTTGAGAATTATCTGAAATTACGCAGCTTCCGTCATCAATTGTGGCTAATGGGTTATAATTAGTAGCTGCAGGATTTGTGCAACCACGTACATCTGTATTTGTAATTACTTCTATATCTGAACCGTTATCCTCATTTAGATAAGTACAACTTCCGTCATCCTTAATAGCTAATGCATTGTAGTTTAATGCGTGAGGATCAGTACAACCACTAATAACAGCAGCAACACTTTCGGGTATTGTTGTTTCATAATTAGAATCTTCAGTAGTAGTTTTTAAAATTTTACTTATAGGATCAAATGTTATTTGATCCTCTTTAGATAATACGCTATCCTTAATGATTGTTCGTTGATATAAATAAAAATCAATAATAGTTTGTAATGTAGTTACCGCAGTTGTTTTAATAGTATCTATTGATAACTCGACTGATGGTTCAGTTGATATTGAATTACCATATATTAAAGAATTAATATCATATACTTTATTTTCCACAAAATAGTTCATTGCTTCGACATATTTTGTTTTTATTTGTTCTAAAAATGCATCAAAATTGGGTATTTTAAATTCATCTTTTAATAACTTAATATATTCTTTACCTTCAACTGTAATCCCTTTTATTTTTAAGAAGTTTTCAACAACTCGATGAATATCAACATTATCAATAAATTGTTTGACAAACGATATTGTATCATCTCTAAATTCTCCATTATCTGTATATACTTTGTATCGTTCTGCTAAATCTGTTAATACTTCATCATCACCATTTTTAACTGGTAATACTCTAATTTCTGTACGTGATGGTGATATTTCATGTATCCATAATTTATCAAATTTACGGTTTTCTGAGCCAACTCGTCTATTTAATAGAGTTATTTGTGTTTTGAAAATACCATTAGTATAACCGGCTTCATTTATCAATTTTTCAGTATCTACCATATACTGACGAGCTTCGTTTGTTTTAGTAGTATCTGGATTATTATTAATTAAAAAATACTTAGAAATATTAGCATCATCTAAATAAATATAGCGAACTAGCATATTAGTATCGCCTTGTGGTAGTTGATTATTATTAGAATCATATAGAATAAATTCAATAACATCAGTTTTTCCATGACGAAACCATTGTGTACCATCTAGCCCAAATAAAGATTTACTAAAATCTCTTTCGAAAATTTTTCTATCTTTAGAAGTTATAGCGAATCCTTTATTTCCTATTATATCTTTAAATTGATTTATATTGCTCATAATTTATTAATTTCCACTACCGCCTTTACGTAATTTTCGCCACATTCTAGCTTTTATTGCGAATGTATCGCCTAACGAGGTTGTTACTGATATTGTATCATCAAAATTTTTACCCCTACCTTTTGGACTATTTATATTACGGATTTTAGTAAAATTAGCAGTTACTTTTCCTGCCACTTTTCCAACTCTAGGGTCTATACTCAATGAAGTTGGGCCACCTATCCATGGTGAATTATGTCCGCCCGTATCTACTGCATAACTAAATGTAATTGTTATGCTTTGGTCTGATTTTAAATTATAAAAATCAATTACATTACCATTAGGCCATATGTGGAATGTTCTCCAACTTTCAAATTTTAAAACATTACCATTTAATAATTCTTTAGGTTTTGTAATATTTGATTCTGGTATTTTCCAACCAACATTTGTAGTTTGACGGAACGAACCAGGTGGGCCCGTTAATATTAAAGCAGCAGCAGCCGCTTCATCTTTAGATTGTATTGTTTGTAATAATTCAGTTTGTGTTAACTGTAAATTTTTCACTACTGTTTCTAAATCTTTTAATTGTTGTTGCAACACTTCTTTTTGAGCTTGTAATCCTCTTACTTGTGCTTCTAGCGAAACTCGTTCAATTGCTTCTTCTATTCCTTTTGTTAATGCAGTTTGAAAATCTGATAATAACGATGAATATCTATCATTAGATGCTTGTGTTTCATTATTCGCAACTGATGTTAAAATTTTTTCGGAATCTACTGTTTGGTTTAATGTTTCAATTTGACTTTTTAATTGATCTATTAAACTCAATGTCTTATTCAGAGCTTCAGTTTGCTTTGCTAATTCATCAATTTTTATACCAAGTTCTTTAACTTTTGCATCATATTTTGATTTAGCAATAGTTTCTAATTTTTCTGTTGGTGGAGTTTTAATAAGTTCATCTACTATTACATCAACCGCTTTTGTTAATTCATCCTCAATATAAATTGGTTTTTCAATATTACCAACTGTGCCGCCTTTTGTCGTATTAAGTGTGAATCCATTTTTATTTACTTTACTTTTGGAAATACCAATTTTTTCATTTTTAGTAGAATCACCTGCATATAAAGTAGATACATTTTCAGTTATACTAGTAGTTACTTGAATATTATTTAAATCAGTCCAACCTAAATAATCTCGTATCATTTCTTTATACGTTTCAGTATATTGATCTGACGCTAGAATTATAGCAACACCCTGCTGCATTATTTCTGAATTTTCATATTTAGTTTTAAAATCTATATTCATTATGTTTCGACAGTAAATGTTAAATTATCATCTGTAAAATATTCAATGATTCCGTTACGTTCTGTTTTTATTTCTATATAATAACTTCTATTAGTATTCCAACTTTTTAAATTTAAATTAAAATAATTACCATTTTCATCACAGCTTACTTTACTATATTCTCCAAATGGTATTACAATTTCATTTGTAATTGCATCTCTAATTTGATAATAAGTAGTAATTGGTAAAAATTTTATATCATTATATGAATATAAATTTGTATAAGTTTTTAATGGATATTTTTCTCTACCGAAAACTCGTATTATAGGCGTACTATTAACTTTATATACTTTTTTTAATCGTCTAAATGTTACTTTAATAATATCTGCAGTTAATTCTGTTAATGAACCGGTTATAAATGAACTATCATCCCAACCAACTCTTATTTTTGGTTGATATATTGTATTTGTATCTTTACTAAAATATTTTAATGTACCGTAATCATTATTATCTGCTTCTTTAGTATCACTAAGTTTTAATATCCAACCTTCATTTGGTATTGAACCGGATAACCAAGCATTTATTGGGACTATTACATCTAATGCTAAATCAACTGATTCATATTCAAATGATTGACTAGCTGAATAAGTGGTATACCATGTACCACCACTCCCAATAATCGAACCAGTTGTATTAAGAGCATAACTTCCACTTAACCAGTTTACGTTAGTTTTTCGAGAATCCCAAGTTGAATTTTCAGTACTAATTTCATCAAACTTTGTACCGGTACCCATATCCCAAGACTGTGAAATTGGATGTGCAAAAATAGTGTAAGTTGTTGGAACTTCGCTACTTTCATCTTCTGTAATAATTAATTCAGCTGATGTTAGAATGACACCTTCATTAGTAATTGAACTTGATATTTGATTTGTATCAAATTTAATTAATGAATGCGCTATTTCTTCAAGTCCACCAACATATGTTTTGGAAATTTCCAATATTTCATCACGACCGGTATTTTGATTTGGTTGTAATGAATATAGTGTTGTGTCTTTACTTGCGGTATAAAATCTATACATTATAATACCTTTCCTTTAATATCTGTGTTAGGGTATTTCAATTCAAATATGCTGGGGTCTAAACTTGGAAATACCATTTTTCCTTTAGTTGCATCTTCTATATTATATGAAATTCTTGAATATAATCCTAAACATTTATTATTTATATCACACTTAGGAACACTTTGAACCCCCTCAACTCCTGCTACAATTAGTTCTAATTCGCTAATATTTATTGGCATATTAAATGACCATTTATCTATATCAAAATAATTTGTGATTGCATCGATACATTTTACTAATACTTCACGTTTATTATATCCACCGTACACTCGTATTTCAAAATCAACTCCTATATTAATTATAAATCCATCTATAAGATTAACGCCATCTGTAAGCATTCTAAATTCATTTAGATAGGTTTTAACGTTTTCCTTTACTGCTTGATTTAAAGTTGATAATTTTTTATCTGAATCATATCCTAATATATACGCATTAATTGCAAATGAACGGTTATCAACTTTACCATACGGTGCCACAAAAGCTTTTGCAACTCCACCATATTTTGGTGGCAATGATAAAATTCTAACTTGATAATCCTTTTGAGTTACCGCTCTATTTTGTGAACCGAAATTTGCAAGTGCATTTTCTCTAATTTCATCAATAGTTTCTTCGCCTCTACCACCTGTTGCAGGTTCTTCATTTTCAACTGCTACTGAAGCTTTCATTTGATTATATAACCCTAATTGAGCAGGTGTAAACGCAATTGAATCTTCATCAAATTCTATACTTTGTACTCTCGTTAAATCGCCTTTAGCTACATTAGATTCAACTCCGCCACCTATAACATATGAAACTGTAAGAGTTGTGTTTGATGGCGCTTGACCATAAGTTCTAGTTTTTAAAAAATTCGCAGGATCAAATGATTCGCCTAATCTATCGATTGAAGAAGCTAATCCTAATCCAACATTTTTAAAATTCGGTATCAATGTTTCATCAGCAGATGTTGAATTACCACCACCAAAAACTAATGAAGTTGTATTATCTGGATTTATCCTTGTTGTAAATCTTCGAGATGTTTTAATTAATTTTAATATATTAGGTACAGTATCTTTATATTTAGCTAAATTATCATCAGTTTGTTCTGTGGTTGGATAATCTACATATATCATTTCTTGAGCTAAATAAGGTACTTCATACCATTTATTACCGTTTGAATCTCTGACATCATAAATTTGAATAACATTAGTATCACTCAAACTTATTTCAGAATATTGTTTTGGAGCAGTAAATGTTTGGTCTATGAATTTAAGTGTACCAGAAATTGCTTTTATTTTTTTCTTAACTAAATAAAATACTGGTTCATTTGTTATACCATCTTTTTCATGTACTGAAATTTCTCTGGCATCTTCAACCGCAAAATCTAATAATTCAGTTGTTCTAAATAATGCATTTGTAGTTGTTGATTCAACTAGCATTCCTTCTTTAATTCGTAAATAATAACGTGAATCTGGAGTATTATTTACTCCACTTCCTACAGCCGGTACTAACTGATATACAGATATTTCTACTAATGCAGGTGTTGTTACCTTTGTCTTATATCCAAGATATGTAGCTAATCCAAGCACATTACTTTTATCTTCCGCATATAACATAAATGACTCTTTTAATGAATCATCAATATAATATGAAAGAACATCACCAATATAGGATGCCATTTCAATAAACATCATACCTGGTGATGCCTCGTTAAAATCAGAATATGTTTTTGGAAAATATACCTTTGCATATTCAATTAAATTATTACGAAAACTTGTAAAATCTTTATTAAGATAATTTATATCTCTGTTTTGATTACGTTTTTTAGTTATACTATTTAATGCCATTTTTATCCTTGTATTGCGAATGTTATTTCTTGCGTACTTAGCTCACTACCTACTGTAAATTTTAGATTCATGTTAGCTATATGTTTATCTTTCATTTCATCAGTCATTTGTACATCAATTTCTTTAATATTAATATAAGGTAGCCAAAAGCCAACATTTTTTATTATTGCATCCTCCAATTCAGTTTCAAATTCACTTGTCATTTGTTCGAACAATAATTCTCTTAATCCTATACCGAATTCAGGTTGCATGATTCGTTCACCCTTATTAGTTAATAATAGATTTAATAAATTGGCTTTAGCTTGATCGAACGAAGTAAATGCTTGTTCAAAATAGCCAGTTGGGCCGTTTCTAACTGGCAAAATGATACCATACGCATAATCGTTAAATTTTACTGTATCTTTTACTACCTTTTTACCAATTATATATGCCATTATTTTTTATTTTCTAGTTTTAAACTTGCTAACAAGTTCTGAATTATCTCTATTTAATATTCTATCCAATCCAGCCAATCCAGTTTTTACCCCTAATCCTTGCTTAGAAACTTTGTTCGGTGTTGAATATCCACCGTATCCCATTTTAGCGGCCATTTGTGCTTTTATTCCATCTGCACCCGCAGCACCGATATTACTATCAAATGAAACTGTTTTATTCATATCTTTGAAACTTTCATCTAATTGTGCAGTTTGGTTATACTCTGCCGGTATTCCTCTTGAACTGAATGGTTTTGTATTATTTAAAATTTCATTCAACATTGGATTTTTACTTAATCTTTTTAATGATGCAGATTCTGCAGGTTTAGTTTTAGAATGACTTTTATCTAATATAGAATTAGCAAGAGTAAATGGATCAATATCATCAGATAATTCTGTATTTGAACTAACCTCATTTTCATAAATAGGTTTCTTTCTACTAATTTTATATTCCTTTAATTCTTTGCAAACTCCCTCTTTAACTAATTTAGGTAAGCGTCGCGCCAGTTCTCGTTCAACTATTAAACGAATAACTGTTACTAATTTTTTTGAATTCATATTGTTAAGTTGTTATTCTTATTATAAATATGTGGTTTATTATTTTTGATATTTTATTTAAACTAAACAAAAACGATTTGATATATAAGTTTAATTGTGTTAAGATTCTGCCGGTATCGTATATGCTGTCCATTCTAAAAAGCCTGGAGCTATAGCGGGTGGTACACTAGGATATAATGATATAGTGTTATACATTCCTTCAATAGTTGTTAAGTGTAATGTTATTCCTGCTATTAATTGATCTAAATAAATTTCGCTATCTGTTATTGGAGTTTGAGTACCCATATTCGGAAATTTACCTGGATTAGTAACTAATGCAGAAGTAGTTGATATATTTTGGAATGAACCTACTGCAGGAATTACAGGTGTTGGAAATGTGTTTAAAGTAGCACCAGTCCAATATCCTATTATACCGTTACCAATACCATTTATTATAGTATATAATCCGTTTTTCTTTTGTAATGCAAGTGTATGAGCTAATATTATTTGTGATTCCATTAAATCGGTATTACCTTTTTGAATACTCACATTATTTATTATTTGAAATCCGCGTTTTATTAACATATCATATTCTGTTACCAGTTTTTTTGCATAATCTTGATAAGAATTTATACCTTGCTGGTTATTCATGTATGATAACATATTAGATTTAAATATTTTAAATGACATTTATTCGGTATAATTTAATGTTGATAATACTGTATCTAACTTTGATTGAAGTTTTTTAAAATCTGCCGTATTTGTTGGCCCGACAGATGTTGGCCCACTAGGAGTTGGATATACTTGTTTTACGATTAAATCTATTAAATCAGATAATATTTTTCGTAAGGTTTCGCCTCGTGCTAACGGTTCTGCATCTTTTTCTGTATTTAAATATATTTTTCCTTTGCCACCTAGTATAAATGTGTTAAAATCATTTGTAGTTAATTTAACATCACCGTTAAAATCTAGCAAAGCTCCTGCGTTACCATTATCGATTGACATTGTACCATCTGAAATAAATCCCCAGTTACCTTTTGAATAAAAAATCATTTCAGCAGCTTTTGATGAAAAAATAATACGTTCAGAATTAATTAATATTTGATCTTGACCAGTTAATTCAGATGGATAATTTGTAAAATGTTTAGGTTTTGTTTTAAAATTGGTATTACCGCCATCATCAATAGTACCTGGCTGGAATGCTAATTTGTAATTATTAGATACTAATGCTATTGTTGAACCATCGCGATTAATATCTTCTTCAGTAACATCACCACTTTTTAATTTGTTTAATGAAAACGAATTTTGTTTATTTCGTATTAAAATAGTTGGCGAATATTTATTATCAGA